CCACAATCCATACAGGTAGTGCCTGCCTGTTCAAGTTTTTTGAGTAGTGCCTTCTTTTCTTTCAAAGTCATCGCAAAGTCCTACAAGCGGTTTTGTGTTTGTGAAGTCATTATACAGCAGTTTAGCAAAGATATGGTGGGGTCTTGTGCCAGTTTCAATACTGGTTGAGGTCGCTACCGCCCACATAATATCCAGTGTTTTCTTATCAGGTAGTTTCATGAATTTCCAAACTGTCCTCTTCAAGGTTGTACTTATACATAAAACCTTCATTAGTTGTATAGTAAACGTTCTTGATTCCTTCTTGCTCCAGTGCAAGAGTACAAATGGGGCAAGGTTTCGCCATTCTCAGTTTATTTCTGGTATTCACTCTTGCAACAACGATCGTATCAGCATCTTCCTTTGCTTTGATAAGTGCTGCGATTTCAGCGTGAAGATAGATTTTCTCACACAATCCAACTTTCTTAGCAAGTCGTGCTTGTAATGGATGAGACTTTTGTTCCAGATTTACAGCAGTTGCAACGACTTTTGATTTTTTAAGCAAAACTGCCCCCACCTTGCGACGGGAGGGGGAAGACTTTGCAGTTTCAATCGCAAGTTGAAGAAAATTATCAGGAATCATTCAAAGTTGCCAGCGGCAGGGGGATTTGGGGCAGGAGGTGGAGGAAGTTGTGGAGTTACTGGAGCAATTTGTTTTACTTGAGTTTGTTCTGGAAGACTAGCAGCAGGAGGTGGATTAGTATTAGCAAGTTGTTGTTGAAGACCAGAAATTTGCTGTTGAAGTTCTGTAATATGTTGTTCGTACTTGGTATTTACTTCTTCTGCAGGTTTTACTTGATTATCTTGTGCAAGTTTGAACCCAGCAGCACCAGCACCGAAGATACTTGCAAGAGCAGCAAAAACTGAAATTGTCTTGGAGAAACTCATCGTTTGTTGCAACTGTGGGTATTATAGGTCAAAGGTCAGTGATTGTGGTCTCTTCTGTGCCACATTCTGAAGTGGCACAATTGTATCTCAGAATTAAAAGTTTTCCAAGAATTACACCATAGTAAGTTTGTGTTGTACTATCACCTTCACATCGTTTGATTTCAAGTTTAGTTAAATGAATCAAACTGTTAACTTGTTCTTCAGTAAGTTCCCAGTCGGTAATGTTGTGTTCGGTTACTTTCATCACTCGTTAAGATAATTCAGATTGTAAGTTGTTCCACAAAATTCAATATCAAATCCAAACTTATAAACTTGAAGAAGAATACTGAATATCCTACCCATTCCAAAGTTGATTTGGACATAAGGCCAAGAAGGATAGTCATACCAACCAAATGAACCTTGAACAAGGGTATATTTTTTTGTTTTAAAGAAGAAGAAATAAAAGTCTTTACCAAAATCTTCTTTGAGTGCAAAATCTACAAGTTTCATTTCAAATTCTCCACTTCATTTGCAAGTTCAATCAGATCATTTTTATCTAAGACAATCAGATCATTTTGTGCAGTATAAAATCTAATTGTTTCTGCCGCACATCTAAGAACATATGCTACAAGTTTTTCTTCAGTATCAGCACCATTATCCCTAGACTCCCACACCTTATTCATAAATTCCTGTGCTCGTTCAGTCACTCACTTGCTCTCCATTCTTTTCGCATTTTAACATATTTTGGGTCTTTTGCAACCTTGTCTCTTAATTCTTTAAAGATTCTTGCTGCTTTTGCTTTTGTGCATGTAAGTGCATCTTCACTCTGGGGTAATACTTCACCAGTTTTAGAGTATTTTCTTCCGTCAGAATGATTCGCGTACCTTCTAGCCCGCGTAAATCCCATCTCAAGGAATTTGCGGGCCATGTCCATACCAACGAAATCATCATCCCTTGAGTATGCAAGGAACATTTCGTATATTTTAGAAGAAGATTTGCGAGCAGTAATCTCATCTTTGAATCTCCAATACCTACAAATATCTTCGGTATATGGTCTAACTAAAAGAACGCCTTGCTCACCCCTACCAATTCTATATAGTTTTCTTGTGTTAAAATCAGTAAAGTCTAAAGATTTGTAATCAAGAGAATAGTCAAATTCCTTCATTATTTTCTTTGGTAAGTTTGCGAATACCAGTTATGAAATAAGCAAAATCTCTTGTTTCAGTGATACTCTTTTTTTCACCACAAACATCACATTTACCTTCCCATACTGAAGAGCATCCTACAGAATAAACACCATATTTGTTACCACAATCGAAACAAGTAACATAAGCGTTCTTCAATTTTTTAATCAGTGCTTTGTTAGACATACTCATTCTCATCAAAAGTAAAGTATTCGTGAATAGCAGACATCACAGCATCTACAATATGCTCTTTAGCATTTTCTGGGTCTGGGTTTTCTACGTACTTGTGAGCACGATGCCATCCTTGCTTTACCCCATCTTCAATTGCGATTTCAAGTATTGCAAAGGTTTTTGGTTTCATAATGAAGTTCTTTTCATGATCATGAGAATACTATAAAACCCCCGACGTAAAAAGTCAAGGGTCCATGGACGGTTTACATATCGTCCTCTGTTCTGCCAACCACAACGCCAATCACAACACCACACATAAAAGCAACAAATGTATAAAGAAAGTTAGAAGCAAGTTCAATTGCTATCTGCGTATTGTCATCCATTTTTCTTTTCGTAATACTTACACCAACCATCTGCTGCTATTTTACCACGAACTGCCGTACATCCAGCAGGTGGTCTCCACATTGTACATTTGTCGCAACGTTGCTGCCCCTTAGGACTGTCCTGGTAGTCGGCGGTTGATTTTGCGACTTTTTCCTCTTCTGTAAGAAAATCCCTAAAAGATTTCATCAGTCCCTCTGCCTCCAGTCATCTGGGCGATCTTCTTTAAAGAAATCAATAATATCATCAACGCTATTGAACCCAGAAATTCCCTTTCCTTCGTGCCCAATACCACCAATATCGAGTGCATTCAGAAATCCATCTAAACTGTCTTCAACCATATCAGGATTTGCTGCTTTTCTACGTGCTTGGCGAAGCATTGTTGCTGCTGTGCGATTTGCTTTTGCTAGTTTTTCCGCCCAAATAATATCTTGTAAACTTACTTCCTCTTGGTTTTCAATGCGCTTACAAATCCCTTCAAGACGCAGCCGATATTGTGTAGATAACATAATTTTCAGCAGATGTAGTGTTATTTATTTCTACGAAAGTATTCTTTGTAGTATTTCTTTTTCATCTCACAGATGATATTATAATCCTCTTCTTCGCCCAAACAATCCAAAATATATGACGTACCTTCTAATTCACTTAACAACCGTGCTATCGTCGTTGCCGATTCTGGATTGACGTTCCATTTCGATTTCATTTTGCAATTCCTTTGCAAGTTTCCATGCTCGACGCCACATCAGATATTTAACAATCGGATTTCTTGGATTATGAATTAACCACCATTTGGTTTTTTCATATTGAAATTGACCAAGTTTAATAGTCAAATCAATCAATCTTGCAACACTTAAGTCAGTTGCAGCAAGATAGACAAGAATTGCCAATAGAAAAAACCAAAAATAATATGTGGTCATTTTAATGAATATAGGTAATCAATAAGATTTATCTTTAACTCTTCAAGTTCTTTTTCACAATTTAGTTGCTTTGCAGTTGTTCTAATTTCATGGTGACTTGTATGCAAGTCTTCAAGCATAAGATCAATTGCCTGGAGTTCTTTTTGCGTCATAAGGTTTGATAATGATTGGGCAGGATGGAACAAAATTACGTAACTCAATCACAATCTCTGTTTTTTGTTGAGATGTAAGAACGCTTGAATTTGTTATACGACTTGCAATTCCCAATAACTGGCGACAGGTTATAACTGTGGTTAGGAATAGAGTTCCCATAGGAATTTCCTATGATTTTAATATTTATTTCCCGAATCCCAACCCCTTTACTTTTTGTTTATCTTTTACGATTATAAGATCTAAAAAGTCTGGAATCTGGCAGTGGGTGAACCAATATGCCTGAGCGTCCTCCCAATCATCAAAAATTACATTTTTACGATTTTTCAGAACGATTTCATAACTATGTCTATCGTAGGGTTCTTTTGAAGTGACTGAAAAACTATTCAATACCATCAAACTTCCTCATGAACCGAACACAACTCTTGAATTTTTCCCATTCAGCATCAGAAAAATTATCCGATGCATATGGAATACCAACAATTTTAGCACAAACACGATTTACATTCACACGAATCATCATGTCTTCAGCGTATGCTGGAGTTGAAATTGCAACGAAAATTGCAGCAATGATTAATTTCTTCATTTCAAAAATTTATCTAAGGAAGAAGACGCTTTTTTCTTTGTAGATTTAATTTGTTTTTGAATAAAAGACTTTGCAGTGGTAAGGTTATTTGCAGTATGAACTTGAAGTCCATTGTGAATGACTACAAATTTTTTACCAAATGGGACAGCAGCCCACATTTCATCTTTTGTTACATACCCGTTTGGATCACCAACAACGGGATTTAAAATGGTTTCGTTTTGAATATTCATCCGAATACTGCGGTTACATTGAGAACTTTGGCACTCGGATTACGTGCGACTGCAGTACGTTTTGCGTCATCATAATCTCTTGCCTCTACAATTTCATCAAAAACTTTACCAGCAACGTAGAGTTGAACTTTGCAGCGCATTGGGGGGTTCTCCTTGTGTGTAGGTAGTTTAGCAGAAAACTCAGCGTTTGACAACGCTGATAGCGGGCATCCCCTGCTCGAACACGGTGTCCACCACCGCTTGCACCTTACGTGCCGTGCTGACGCCCACAGAAGAGTAGACGGGGATGCAGACCAGACCGAAGGACTTAGTGTACTCTCCAAGGGCACCAGGGGCGATACGACCGCTCCTGAGACCCTCTGCGTCGTCCTTGTGAAGACGGATCACACGCCCGATGGTCTGAGAGATGCCGATGTAATCCATAGAACGCATGAACAGCACTGCCTCAAGACCAGACACGTTAATGCCTTCGCTGAGAATGCTGTGATGCAGAACCACAAACTTCTTGCTGTCATCCTTACCCCAAGCACTCAGGGTGTCAAAGAACACCTCACGGTTGACCTTTTGACCGTCAATGATAGCGCCAGTCTTGGAAGTGATATACATCCAAGAGAAACCACGGTCCTCCAGTTGCTTGCAGAAATCAGTCTGAGAAACCAGATTCATGATCTGTTTGGTTGCCTTGGCGCAAATCAGCACCTTCTCAACCTCCTGAGCATCGATGGTAGCAATCAGGTTCTCACAGTCCACATCAGCAACAATCTGACCCTTGCTGACCATATCAAACTGCTGAACTACAACCTTAGGAGGAACGATGAAACCACCATCCACCAGTTCAGGAGCAGGAACGTTACAAATAACGTTACCGTAAACAGCAGCATCATTCATACCAGGCTTTGAAATAGTGGCAGAATGCTTAGGAGTAGCAGTGAAGAAATAGCAGCGGTCAGCAGTAGAAGCGAAATGCTCGGTGGCAGGAAAGAAATTACGTTGAACAGAATTGTGTGCTTCATCAAAGTAAATCGTATTGACTTCAACGTCTGCCTGTTGCAGACGCTGAAGAGAGTTGTAAGTGGTGAAAATCAGTTTGTGACCCTGAGTCTGATTGACCCAGTTACGAATCTCACTGGGACGAGTGGTGCTCTGGTGATGAGTCTCACCACTGTGAATGTGAAGCACAGAGGCATTGGTGATAAACTCAAGAAACTCAGAAGAGAGTTGCTCAGCAAGCAGAATGCGAGGAGCAACTACAACAATCGTTTGAGGGGCGCTATTGAGAAACTCACGAATAGCATCACAGGCACCGACAAGAGTTTTACCACCGCCAGTAGGAATGACAATTTGACCCTTCGCATACTTAGCAAGGGCGTCAAGAGCACGTTCTTGGTGAGGGCGAAGTTGAATCACAGGTCTCATTGAATATAGGAATATTATAGCAGTAAAAAGGGTCTCCGGAGAGACCCCTGTGACAGTTCTATAAGTGTCCTATAGAAGCTTAGATTCCCATCTTCAACCCAGACAAAGGTAGTCTAGGTGATTTTTAATGATGTGTCAAGTGTTTTTGTCTTCTATTTCAGAAACAATTTCATTAAATATATTTTCCCAGTTATCAGTTTCTTCCTTCCATTTACCTAATGGACAAGAATCCAAAATAATTTTTGCTTTTGCTGGAACAAAGCAACCACACTCTTTACAACGATTCTCTAATTCGTTATACTTTTCACAACTTCTACAAGTCATGACTCTTTCTTCATAAGTCTTATCACTAACGAATAATCGTGTATGATTTTGATTTTGTTGAAGATGCTTGATTAAATCCCAAGAAAATTTTGCTAAATTTTTTCCTTGCTGAATTATTGTAGGATATTGCTGTTCTTCAGACATAGGTTAACAAAGTCAATAACTTTTTTATTTATGATGGGTTATATAGACCTTTAATTGTTGTTGAATTAATTGTTCCAACAACCGAATAATTTGATCCTTCTATTGCTCTTCCAGCAGAACCTCCATTACCAGTATTGGTTGTGTTATTGCCGGGTAACCCCCAATCTCCCCCATCCCCGCCACGGTTTCCTGGTTTTCCGTCTGTAGATTGGCAACCGTTATTAGAACCGCCAGGAGACCCGTTAGCGCCTGATAAAGACCCTGTGAGGTTATTATATCCTCTTCCTGGTCCTCCATCTCCACCTTCTCCTCCTAAACCTCCTGCGGCAGGATAAGATCTTGTGCAATCAACATATTTAATTTTTTTGCTACAAGCTTCACATGCGCAGTTAAATAGACCACAACAATAACTATAGCTTTGACAACATCTACCTTCATAACAACCTCTTGACACAGTATATCCATCTGGGCAACTTGGGCATTCTCCGCAGGGACCTTGTTGAGTAAAAGATTCTGTGCAAGTTCCATCAACTCCATTGGCGCCTGTTGCTCCTTTCTCTCCTCCTCCACCACCACCATAAATTTTCCCAGATTGTGAAACATTTACTACGATATTTGATCCTGATGGACTAGAAAGTCTCAGTGCCGCACCACCTGTACCTCCACTGATATTACCACTTGTTCCTCCTGCTCCTCCAGCACCAAAGATATTTCCAGTTACATCAATTGTTAGGTTGTATGCTGTAGCAGTAAGTCTAGCTGCAGCAACTGAAGTAGTGTTAGAACCAACATTCCCTCCAATATATACCCATTTTCTGATAGATTTGTATAAATTTAAATTCCAAGATAAGTCATTAATGATTAGATTTTCGTCAGTCCCACTTTGTGTGATATAATAATACTTAATTGAATTTCTAAATTGAGAAACTTTTAAGTTACTTCCAGTAGAAATCGGAGAATTTTCCGTGGCATCAGGCACAATGGGATTTCTATTTTCAGTATCAGTATTTCTTCTTAGTTCCGATGCTTTAATTGAACCAGATGTTGTTTCTTTGAAAGCATTTCTAAGTGAACTAAAAGAAATAGAACCAGATGAAAAATAAGGACCTGCTTTAGTTACTGATTCAGACATTAACCCCTATACCTCTTAATTAATGAAAATCTGTCCAGGCAATACCAGTGTATCCTTGAAATTTGCCAGTATCAGTATTAAAAATAATGGCACCACCGACTGTAGATAAACCTGTTCTTTGAGAATTAGTCAATCTTGGGACGACCATGAAAGCACCGACTCCCCCATAATGATTTTTTCCAGCGTCAGCAAAATCTACTGCGGAACGATATGAAGTAGTTCCAACCCCAAGAGCACACGTATCATCTAAAATAACAATAGAAGAGTTAATACCCGAAACTGAATTAGAGTTTAGTGTAGTAGTTCCCCCAACTATAGCAACACCACTTCCATCATCTAAATTGGTATTACCAATAGCAACACTTGATAGTAAAGAAAGACCATTTACTCTTAAACTTTGATTAAATGATGTGGTTCCTATTCCAATTGAACCAAATAAACCATTTTGACCACGAGCATCGAAAGATGTGATTGGTGTGTCTGTTCCTACGCCAATTTTTGAACCAGTTGGTACAATAAAACTATTTGTTACCCTTAAATCATAAACCGTAGAAATACCAGATAAATTAAATAAATTTGTATCGTTTATAACGGATGGTAAGTCAATAGACCCTACAGATAAATTTCCACTAATAGTTACATTATTACCAAACCAAGCATTTCCAGTTACTGTTGAAGTTCCAACTACATGAATAGTATTATCTGGATTTGTTTTTCCAATACCCAACTTGCCATCATAAGTTAATGAAGCAAGTTCTGTATTTGTCTGACCATAAATCCAAGCAAATCTACCAGTTCCTATGCCAGCAGCACCGGCATGTAGGTATAAATTAAAATTACCAGTGTCATTATTGAGGATATCAAAAGTTTTTGAAATATTTCCAAATCTTAAAACTGCAGTGCTTCTACCAACACCGACAGACTGACCAATACTAATTCTAGAATCTTCAGAGCTACTAATAACTTCAAAGAGTGTTGAACTGGTTTTTCTGATCTGAAGATCTGATGTTGGTAATGCAGTTCCTATACCAATTCTTCCAGAATTTAATGCTGCAAATGCAGTTCCACCAGTTCCGACATGTAATGTCGAGAACGAAGTTGTAATACCAGATGTTACTAATCCAACCCCAATTGATGATGCAGTTATACTTCCAACAGTTATATTCGGAGTTCCAGTTAATGATTGTGCTGTGCTCGCAGTTCCGGTAAGATTTCCTACAAAAGTTATTGCAGTTACTACGCCATTAATTCTAGAATTGCCATTTACAATTAGTGATGTAGTTGCTCCGCCAATGACAACATTATTGAAAGTTCCAACTCCAGAATTTACATTTCCGTTAAGAGTTCCATTAAACGATGGTGCAGTAATAATTCCCGAAATATTAATGCTAGATGGAAGTCTTGAATTAGATAATGTTCCGGATGAGATATTTGATGCATTAATTTGAGTTATTTGAGCACCAGAACCATCAAAAGATGCTGCGGTTATAACTCCACTCGCTCTGATATTTCCAGTAGAACTTATACCAGTTCCACTTGAATTTTGTGGGTCGTTACCAATTTGTAGAAAATAATTTGGCATCGATGTTGCAATGCCAACTGTCCCTGAATTATAAATGCTAGAAAACCCAGTTCCTGGGTTGACATCTACCCACTGCGATGACGCTAAATTAGTTAGTTTACTTCCATCGCCATAATATGTTACAACCCCAGAAGATGCTGTTATAATCCCAGAATTAATTAAAATTCTTCCATTGTCTAATGAAGTAAAAGTGGTAACCCCACTCACACTTAAATTTTGAGCACTGACAGATGTTGCAGTAAATAACCCAATTACTTTAGCGTTACCCCTAACATCTAAAAACTCGGTGGGAATGGATGTTCCAATTCCCACCAAACCGTTTGCATTTACGATAAAATTATCATAGTCAACTTGGACACCATGTCTAAAATTAAATGACTTTCTATAATTTGCCATCTTATATGGTTTTTTAGTTATTTATCTGAGAGTCGTTGTTCAAGATTTTCTACCTTACTAGAGAGTTCTTTAATTGCCTCAATGAGTAGTGGAACTAGTTTTTCATAACTAACCGCAAGATAACCATTATCTCTAGTAGTAATCGCTTCAGGAAGAACTTCTAGAACTTCTTGAGCGATTACACCAACATCATTACCTTCTTTTCCAGACTTCTCATTCCAAACATAAGTATTACCACTAATTGAAAGAACCTTAGTAAGTGGGTCTTCAATTGGAGTAATATTATCTTTAAGTCTCTGGTCTGATGTGAAGAATGCTGTTATATCGCCAGTTACATTTAAATCACCATTGACTTGAACATTGTCATCTAAAGTGATTAATGATCCAGTAGATCTAATTGTTCCACTAATATTTAATGTATTATTAATTGTGGTAGCACCTGAAACATCTAATGTACTATTAAGTGTAGTGCCACCATCGACATCAAGAGTACTATTTAATGTAGTAGCTCCATCTACATCTAATGTACTATTAAGTGTAGTGCCGCCATCAACATCTAAAGAACTGTTAAGTGTAGTGCCACCATCAACATCTAATGTACTATTAAGTGTAGTACCACCGTCAACATTCAGAGTTCCTGTAAGATTGGTATTTGAAAGGACATTGATATTGCCGCCAACATATAGATTTTTACCAATACCAACTCCACCATTTACTATTAAAGAACCACTAGTTATACTATTTGATTGTGTTGATCTTGTATCAGAAATTTTTACAGTTGAACTGAAAGTTACTCTATCTTTTGCTCTGATTTGTTTACTGAATGATACTGGACCATCAAATTGAGAAAGAACTGCACCAGAACCACCACCCTCAACCAACAGTCTTTCTTTAACCGTAACTTCATCAAATACTACACTTAATTTTGAAGGATCTTGACCAGTTACAGTTGGGTTTGGAATATCGAAAGATACAACTTCTCCACTTGAAGATGATGTTTTTGTATTACCAGAAAATACATCGCCATTATTATTCATTCCAGTGTATACCACTGTTCCACAAGATCTTTGCTGAGATTGTGCAAGAAAATCTTCAGTATCAGTATTGGTTTTTACCTGAACCTGAGGTAAACCTGTGGAGTAGTTTCCTGGTCCGTAACCAAGATATTCAAATGTGTGACCAGAAGCTCTGAGAATAGATGGTCTTCTGAATTCAATAGCGATTGGATTAATCTTTCGAACTAATGAATTTTCATCATGACCTTCTTGCAGAGTTCCAAGAGCACCTCGAAGAACTGTAAACTGTGATTGACTTCCAGTACTAATAACTCGCATTATCTCATTATCAATCTGAATATAAGAACCTAGTGGCAATCTAGTTGCAGTAGAGATGCCAGAAAATGCTATAGGTAAAGTTGTCTCAGTAGTAATGGTAGAAGTTAGTCTTAAAGTACTATTATCATAGAACGTAATTGATCTTGCACCAAGATTTTCAGAAGTATTATCAGATACTCCTTCATTTGAAGATAAACCATGCCTTAAAACATACCCACTGTTTGCAGACAATGACTTATTTGTAGTTGCAGTGAATACTGTAGCACTAGTTCTATCAAGAACAGTGAAGTCTCCAAGATTATTGTTTGATGAGTCAAGAACTCTAAATTTATTGCCAGAAACTAAACCGTGAGCAGAGATGCAAGTAAAGGTTGATACCTTAGATGATGAATTATATGAAGTTGAACTAATCCTCACTGAAGGTGCAATTACAAAACCATATTGTGATGGTAATATTGTAGGATCACCAGCAGTTTTTGCTATAGAAATTTGATTTACTGCTGGAACAGAAGTAATTCTATAGTAACCATCATCAGTTGTACCTACACCAGTAAACTGAACAACATCACCGATATTTGTTGAAATGCCAGCAGTAGATAACGTTAATTTGCCATTATTTCCTGCACCAATTACAGCAATATCAAAATAAAGAACATCGCCATTAGCATAACCAGAACCTGGAGCAGTAATATCGACGGAAGAAATTGCACCACCAGAAACTACAACTTTAGCGGTTGCTCCTTTCCAAATTGTAAGACCAGAGTTACTATAGAGTTTTACGTTATAGTAAGTACCATCGGTGTAACTATTTCCACCTGTTAAGGGGAAACTGCCAGCAGTTGTATTACTGTAGGTTACAATTCCAGATAACCCATGATTTCTGCCAAAAGTAATTGTTGCACTACTTGTAGATGAAGAAACTGAAGAAATAGTAAGTCCTACACCAACTTCTTTTAATAGTAAATCGGCAGACTCTCTGGTAATACTCTTCTTAAGATCATTTGTAACGATTGCTCCAATTGGAGAACGCTTTGCGTATGTCTTTGCGGATTGTGGGTTAGAATTAGGATTATCTCTATCTAATTGTGGGTAAAGATCTTTCTTTAATTGGCTAAATTTTAAATTGGTGAATTCATTTTGTATTGCATTATTGGAATTGAGAACATAAAGATGATAAACACCATCTTGAGATCCTTCAATGTAAGGTGAAATTACCTCATTTCTATAAATGTATAGATTTCCTCTCCAATCATTTCTCTCAAATCTAGGTAGAGAAATAGTTCTACTGTGAGGGTTACTAGTAAATGTTCCAGGAGTATGAACTACGCCAAAAATATCAGTAGTTGAATATTTAAATGTTACATCATCTGTTACTGCAGTAACCTCAAATAGACCATTATATCCTAGGTTATCTAATCCAGTTGCATTTGTTGTGCTTATAACATTTCTAATATAGACACGCTCTCCAACTTGAATGTCGTGAGGTAATTCTGAAACTACAGTTACAGTTTCACTTGCTACTGTACATGTACTAATAAATCTTGGGTTCTTTTTATAACCATAATCTGTAGTTCCAATACTAGTTCTAGTAAAATCTGCATTGTTTCTAGCACCTGTTGAACTGGATTCTTGAATAACGAATCCAGTTTGGGGATCTTTTGCGTTTGGAAGATCTTTTGGAATTACAACTCTAACCTTATAAAGTTTTTCATCTAAACTTCTTGTGTCAGAAATTCTATTAATATATGCAAGATCGGTAGTTTCAGATAACCCATTAACACCAAGAGTGTTAAGTGCATTATAAATTTCACTACCTATATTTGTATGAACATACCAATTTGAGTTAATAGCATCATACTGAATTGGGGAACCAATTTCACCAGAATTTTTATCAGATACTCTACTGATAATGTGTAAATTTGTTCCACCATAAACTTCAAGTTCAATTCCTGCTAGAGCATCACTATAAGATGCTGCTAATTTAATTTGTGTTGAGTTTACACTAATTGTATAATAGACAATGTGCTCAATAATATTTTCTGGAAGATCTCCATCATCGCTGATGATGATTACTTTTTCTCCAGTTTGTAAATTATGTGAACCTATAGTAAATACGTTATTTGTTGGGCCAGAATCTACGTCATATACTTTTTGAGCACTTGTTGTTCCAGTTGCTGCTATTTGAGTATCAGTAATTACATTATCACACATGTAAATGTCTGCAGAATATGTAACTCCTGCGCCAACAAAATATAACTTATCGTTAAGTCTTGCACCAATTCTATAACCTTGAGTTAATGAAGTTGGTATATTATCTCTAGAATTGTAACCGTAGAGATATAAATGACTTGTGATTCCAACTGAGGTTGTTAGACCAACATCTAAAGAAAGCCAATCGATTCTATCCTCTAAATTTTCATCAAAAGATCTTGGTGGAATAATAGATGTTATAAAAGCATTATTATCTTTAACGAAAGCATCTTTCTTAAATCCACTGGAGTTTAAAGAAATTTGCCCAAAGTTTGAGTTAGAGTTTGTGATTGAAGCATCACCACCAGTTTCTCCATCAAAATGTTTATTGAAACCAATTGCAAACACAGAAACAATCTGTATAAACGCATCATTGGTAAACTTAATGTGACTAGACTCCCAACCTTGCCTATAAACTGCTCTTGGATCTAAATGATATGCTTTTGTAGAGTCAGTCTGTGATGCTCCTTCCGGAAGTTTAGCACCATAAACAGTTTGATAATTTACAACCTTATAAGTTCTTGAAGATGGATCATATTTTGCAAAAGCACGATCGTCTTTCTGTAGAGATACTGCAGTAAACTGCGCAACGACCATTGAACGGAATCCTGATGCTTTATAACCATCAGCGTGCATTCCATTCATTCCCCATACAGATCTTAGGGAACAGTTGAAAATATAAGGAGATGCGCCAGAAACAGTATCAGTCTCTACAGTTACTGTTGCTGAAGATGCACTTGGACTTGGATTTAAATTTGGATATGAACTAAAACCTGGAATTACGTAAGTAAATTGGAAATCACTTATGATATTTTGAACCTTTGTTGAAATATTGAATGGTGCGGTTACACCAGAACCTGAAACTCCCTTTATTTTAATTGGAGTTCCAATGTTCAAGTTATGTGCAGTTGCAGTAGTTACAGTAACAACTGCTGTTGCCGTGGCGCCGTTGCCAGAAATAATCTCAGAAATGCTAATTGGGTCAGATGCAAATGCACCAACAATCTCCCATTCTGGGCGACGCTTTGCAAAACCTGCGGCATCTGCTGGAAACTTTTGATCAATATCTCTAACTACATTAAAAGCATTTGATACTTTACTGTAGTACATGTCAAGGTCTGTAAGACCATATGAACCAATATTGTTCACGCCATCACAATATTCAAAACACGTTAATTTGTGGTGTGAAAATAGAGGAACAGATCTATATTCTGAACCAAAATTATCTGGGTTAGTGAAAACTAAACCAGTTTCATCACCATCAAATAAAGAAAACTGCCAGAAGTAACATGCACCAGTAATTCTAAAAATTGCTGATTTATCTACAGCAGGATCTGTTGGGTTTGGGACGTATTTTGGTCTAATTTTAGTTTTACGAAGATCTAGACCAACAATAGAAGTTCCTCTTGGAACTACAACCCCACCATAAAAACTGTTAAATTTATATAAAATATTATCTTCTTGAGTTAAATCAAAATTAGCATCTAGACCAAGAGAAAGAACTGATGATGCTAGAACTCCAACACCACCAGCTCTAGTTACTGCATATGCAGCACCACCATTATCATATATTGCATAACCAGGTCTATTATCAATTAAGTGCTCCCCTGGAAATAAAAGAATTGTAGTCTTCTCTACAATATCATTATTCTTTCCTTTTAAATATGAAAATCTTGCTGCTTCTAAAAGTGCTCTTTGTACTGTTTTAAAAGGTTGTGCAAGAGAGTTTCCTTGATTTGTAATTGCATCAGTTGCATCAAGGTCATTTGGATTTACATATAAAATACGACCTTCAGTATTCTTAATAAAATTATCCAGCTTATTAAGAGGCATTTTTCTATTTTTGAGTTCTCATTATCTTTTATTTATGAACTCAAATCTTCCTCATCAAACTCGGGAACATCTTCTGGAAGATCTTCTGGGTTTTCTAAATCAACCGTAAATAGAAGTGGATGTGCCTCTTCATCTATAAGATAGAATGATGATTTATATAGATCTTCTGGATTATATTGACGTTGTTGATCAGCGAGTTTAATTAATTCTTGGTCATACAAATGACCCTCTGGCAATTCATCAAAAGTAAAAGGAATATTGTTGATAAAATACATAAGAACTATTTGAGTTCCTTCATTATACCAACAATATTCTTTTGTAATTTTATAAGACATTTGGTCTTTGCCGTTGTCTTATTTATTTTTTATTCCTACCTCTATAAGTATCAGTTTGTGCGTGGCAGTTGGGGCACAAAATACGAAGATTTTCTAAACGATTGTCTTGATGATTTCCATTAATGTGGTCTAACTCAATAGGTGCTGGTTTGCCATTCCATTCAGTTATACCACAACACTCACACTTGTGTTCTTTGAGACCTTCTGATAATAAGCGATTTTTGAGTTTATATGATTGATGATAGGAGTTTTCTGTAAAATAATACTCAATGGGTTTTTTATTATAATTGTGAGTTTTTCCTTTTAAATGTGCTTGACCAGTAAAGTGTGAATCATCAAGGTTTAATGCTTTTATTCTTTTTTGAGCAACTGTATAATTTCCGCCAGATTCTTTTAAGTTTAATTTAGATAAAACTTGTCTAATACTTGTAGAAGTTTTAACCGCTTCTACAAACTGCTCGTCAGTATATTTACGCCTAGACATATATTAAAAGGAAAACTGACTATTATTTATATTAATATGCCTTTTAAGTAGCGGTGGCGGGATTCGAACCCGCACTGTGTCGATTTTAAGTCGAGTGCCTGCTGCCAATTGGGCTACACCGCCAATAAGACTATTATAACTTAAAGAATTATAATAGTCAAGTGCTCCTTGCGTGGATCGAACACGCCTCAGGCGAATTATGAGTTCGCTGCATTCACCAGATTGCTAAAGGAGCGATGGGAACACTGGGAGTTGAACCCAGACTAAGCCCTTATAAGGGGCCCGCTCTGACCATTAAGCTATGCTCCCATAAAAATCTCTAAACCTATTATAGCAGATTTAGAGATTTAAGTCAACAACCTTCTTCGTGATCCGTATGTATTCGTATCAGGTCGTCAACTTCTTTATACTCACCATAAGGAATCAACATAGCATCACCATGTTCGCTTTTAATGAGAAAGGACTCACCTCCCTCAACACGGGATATAATAGCATCAAAGTCTGCTTGTAATTCTTCAATCGTGAGTGTTTTCATCTTAGAAAGGGTTTGAATAAGCAAGATTGTCTTCGTGAACCTGACTACGAACGACCTCTAAAACATTCATAAACTGCTCTACCGTTTCACATTCTACCATCCTTTCGTTTCCTTCGCTAGAGTAAAGATAAAACTTACGGGCAAGAGTATCGACTACGCAACGGGTCAGGAAATCTTCTGTCTCAGCGGGCATCAGGTCGTTTCGTGATTACCCCAGTATTATAGGGCATCTGGGTCAGGATGTCAAGCGGTTTGGGTTGATCCCATTAAAGGACCTTCATATATGAAATTTTCAGGGGGGTCTTCATAAACTGTACTCTGAGTTAAATTCACATTATCTTGGGAAAAATTTTGTATGTCGATTGGTTCTGAGGTGGAAATAATTTCTTCAGTCTCTGAATTATTTACAGCAACTTCTTCTTGATTTGAAAATGGATTAAATGAATCCCATGGAAGACTCATAGTTTTTACTTTATATATCTTTCTATCTAACAACTTATTTTTTATTGTTTCTTTGACTTCTGGATTCATCTGATCAACCCAAGAAATTACAATATCTGGAGTTAAATTTTCATAAGAAATGAATGTATTATTATCTAAATTTAGTTCTGAAATATTAATAGTATTTTCGCCCATTATCATTTCACTATAAATTTCTTCTGATACTTTTAGATTTGCAAACAGACTCCATTTAATTCTTCTAACAATATTATGGAAATCATTTAATGGTTCAGATAAAACTTGCAATTCTGTAATTATCCATTCATATTCTATGTCACTGGCAAAAGAACTATTTTCTAAAATATAAGAAGACATATTCATAATTTAATTGATAGAACAGAAATATTTATTATAATGTCATTTAATTGGACCATATATTGTTCCACTATTAGAACCCGTAATATTATTGACCCCATCAATAGAAAATCCTGCGGCGCCACCATTAAATCCAGTTGATGTTGTTCCATCATTTCCACGTTTTCCTGGTTCTCCAAGATAACCTCCAGATCCTCCTCTTCCTGCTCCAGATGGTATAATAGTAAATTCTTCTCTATAACCATTTTGCAAGTTATATCTAATATAATAACTATCTACTCTTGGAGAATAAGTTATAGTTTCGTAATATCTATTAATGGTAGCGGCACCACTATTAGAAACTCTTGTTGAATTAACTGCAGTAACATTACCTCTTATATCAATATTTGCTGTGCCAGAATTGCTAACAGTTGCAAATATGTTTGGACCTGGAAGATATAAGTTAGCATTCATGCTCCCGGAATTAGAAAGGTTAGCAACACTTGTATTATTTGCAATATACCAGTCAATATTTATGGATCCTGAATTAGTTATTTGTATAGCTGAAGAAAATTCTCCAGTAAAAAAATTCAAATTCATAGATCCTGAATTGGTAACTTGAGTCGCACCAAGTCTTGCTAGAGATGCGTATAAATTTACCCCGTATGAATTATTGAATTGACCAGTAAATTCTGGATTAGATGATGTTCCTGATGTTCCATCCGTATAATTTGCTCCAATATAACCAGCTCCACTTCCACCTGATCCTCCATAAGCAATCACAGTTCCATTTATCCCAAATCCACTTGCCCCAGAACTTATGCGGACATCAGTTCCTTTACCACCAGCACCACCTCCTCCACCACCTCCAGCAATTAAACCACCAGAGGTATTAATAAAAGTTATTTTTTGATTACCTGAATTAAATTTAATTGCACTTCCGCCATTTCCACCTACTCCCGCATTACCACCAGATCCAGATGCTCCAATAATTTTTCCCCTATTTTCTATAGTTAATGGACCTCCATTGGGTGAAGAGGCAGTTAGAGCATACTTTGAAGCATTTGAACTATACACAATTGCATTACTACCCAAGATTAACTTTTTTCTTCTAACAGAGGACCATAAAGTTCCAAATACGTTGCTAACAATTAAATTTTCATATTTGCCATCTAAAAATACTACTATTTCTCCGGAAGAACAGAAAAAGTCAGCAAAACTTATCTGTCCGGAGGTTGGTATTCTTGAATTAGTTTCATTATTTTCAACATATTGACCTCCACGATAATATTCATCAATTCTGGTATAAGAATTAAAAAATGGATCTCCACCAAATTCATTTTGGATGTCTAAAAGACTGATTGGTGCAGGACCAGGGCAAGGTAATGGCATTTTAAATATCTCCTATTTGTTTTTTAATATCTTCAATTATTTTTTGTTGCTCTTTAATTGCTTCAATCAATAGTGGAATAATCTTATCATATTGTACTGTTTTATAATTTTCTCCACTTATTGAATATTCATTTCCATTATCATCTCTCCCAATGTCAAATGGTGCGGGAATAACTATCTGCGGTAAAACTTTTTCAACATCTTGAGCTATCACGCCAACTTGTTCTTTTTTATCGACATAACCGTATTTTTCTGCAACTGAATTTGAGTTAAAGGTAACTCCTTTGAGTGATAAAACTTTTGATAGTGCATTATCAATTATGTTTATATTTTCTTTTAAACGTTCATCAGAATAATATGCAATAATGTTCCCTGAGGCACGTATTTCGCCACTAGTTGATCCAGGGACAACACCAACACCTAAGAAATTAATTGTTACTGCTTGTCCAGAAATTAAATTAGTTCCTGGATTGTATACAAGATTTGAATCAATATTTAATGATTGTTCACCAGAACCTGAAGTAAATACTAGGTACTGATCTGAATTACTATTGCTAAAGGATACTGAAGACTTAATTGCTGCTGGTAAATTTACCCATGATGGTGGATTGGAACCATTTGATTGTAAAACTTGACCCGAACTTCCTGGAGATACAAATCTTGTTGAACCGGAACTATTTTGATAAGGAATAGAACCCGAAGATCCTCCCCCAAGATTTGATGCTGTTGTTGCATTTGTCGCATTAGATACTGTGAGGTTTGTTGGATTTACCCATGATGGTGCGGAAGAACCATTTGATTGTAATAATTGCCCAGTTTGTCCAGGAGAAACAAATGCAGTTGAACCGGTCTGGGTTTGATATGGAACAGATCCTGCAGAACCTCCGGAAAGATTAGTTGAGTTTGTTGAATTTGTTGCATTTGTCGCATTAGATACTGTAAGATTTGATGGTGTTACCCATGATGGTGCGGAAGAACCTCCATTAGATTGCAGTAACTGACCAGAAGTACCATTTGGAAGTCTTGCGGTATTATTTGCAGAAGATTGGTACAGTATTTGACCACCAGAACCACCACTAATATTTGTTGCAATGCCCGCAACTGCAGCATAAGAAGCAGCTGCCGCAGAAATACTAGATGGACTTACCCAACTTGGGGGATTTGATGTTCCATTTGACTGAAGTATTTGACCCGCAGAACCAATCGCCAACATAGTGGTATTATCTGCAGATAACTGATATGGTATTGAGTAAGTTCTACCACCTTTTAGGTTTGTCGCAATACCAGCGTTTACCGCATAATTGGCTCTTCCTGCAGTAAGATTAGTTACACTTACCCATGAAGGTGCTAAATTTCCTCCATTAGATTGTAGTAATTGGCCAGCAGTTCCATTTGGCAATAACGCAGTTGCACTTGTTCCAGTTTGATATGGTATAGAACCTGCTGATCCACCTTTAATATTAGTAGCGATACCTGCGTTTGCTGCATAAGCAGCGTTTGAAGCAGTCAACCCACTTGGTGATACCCATGATGGTGCTAAATTTCCTCCATTAGATTGTAGTAATTGGCCAGCAGTTCCATTTGGCAATAACGCAGTTGCACTTGTTCCAGTTTGATATGGTATAGAACCTGCTGATCCACCTTTAATGTTAGTAGCAATACCTGCGTTTGCTGCATAAGCAGCACTTCCTGCAGTAAGATTAGATACAGTTACCCAAGTTGGGGGATTATTGCCACCATTAGATTGGAGTATTTGACCGGCAGTTCCATTTGCCAACATTGCTGTTTGATTTACTCCAGATTGATATGGAATAGAACCTGCTCCTCCACCTTTCAAATTGGTGGCAATACCTGCATTTGTTGCGTATACTGCATTTTGGACATTTACATCTGCAGTAATATCTGACCAATATGGGGTATTTGTTGTTGCATTATACCTGAGGAAAAATCCATTAGTTCCAGTTGGTATAAATGCAGTCACATTTGACGCTGTTTGATATGGTATTCTTCCTGCAGAACCCCCTTTAATATTCGTAGAGATACCTGCATTATCTGCATATTGTGAATATGATATTGAAATCGCAGATGGATTTACCCATGAAGGCGCTAAAGTTCCACCATTGGACTGTAGTATTTGACCGGCAGTTCCATTTGCCAATAAAGATGTTGCGTTTGCAGCAGTTTGATAGGGTATTGACCCCCCCGTGCCACCTTTGATATTTGTAGCAATACCTGCATTTACTGCATAATTAGCAATTCCTGCAGTGAGATTATTTAAACTTACCCATGAAGGTGCTGCAGTGCCTCCGTTAGACTGCAATAGTTGTCCTGCAGATCCATTTGCCAACATTGCGGTAGAATCCGGTGTTGTTTGGTATGGTATAGATCCTCCCGCACCACCTTTTAGGTTAGTGGCAATACCAGCGTTTACTGCATAATTTGCAGTTCCTGCAGTGAGATTATTTAAACTTACCCACGAAGGCGCTAAAGTTCCTCCATTAGATTGTAGTAATTGACCTGAGACTCCATTTGATAATAGTGCAGTTCTACTATCTCCAGTTTGATATGGTATTGAACCTCCTGCTCCACCTTTAATATTTGTTGCAATACCTGCATTTACTGCATAATTTGCATTCCCTGCAGTGAGATTAGTTACACTTATCCAACTTGGTGCATTAGAACCGCCATTAGACTGTAGTAATTGCCCCGCAGTTCCATTTGCTAACAAAGCCGTACTACTTTCTGCTGTTTGGTAAGGTATTGAACCTCCTGCTCCACCTTTGATATTTGTTGCAATACCTGCATTTACTGCATATGCAGCATTAGATACCGTAAGATTTGTTGGATTTACCCAACTTGGTGCTGCAATTCCTCCATTTGATTGGAGTATTTGACCTGCTGAACCGTTCGCTAAAAATGTAGTTATACTTGTTGATGACTGATAAGGTATTGCACCACCAGCGCCACCTTTGATGTTTGTCGAAATCCCAGCATTATCTGCATAATTTGCACGTAATACGGTAAGATTTGATGGTGTTACCCAACTTGGTGCCTCAGATCCTCCATTTGATTGAAGTAATTGTCCAATAGAACCATTAGAAAGCATCGCTGTGCTGCTCTCTGCTGTTTGGTAAGGTATTGAACCACCTGAACCACCTTTAAGATTAGTGGAAATACCAGCATTTGTTGCATAGGTTGCAAACTGAACATTCAAACCACTTGGAGATACCCAACTTGGTGCTGCAGTGCCTCCATTTGATTGTAGTAATTGTCCACTTAAACCGTTATTTAATAGAGCAGTGTTATTTGCAGAAGACTGATATACTATTTGTCCCCCTGCTCCACCTTTAATATTTGTAGCAATACCAGCGTTTATTGCATAGGTTGCAAATTGTACAGTTAGACCGCCTGGAGATACCCAACTTGGGGCAAGAGTTCCACCATTAGACTGTAGCAGTTGACCTGCAGTTCCATTCGACAGTAAAGCGGTTGTATCTACTGAAGATTGGTATGGGATTGAACCACCAGTACCACCTTTAATGTTTGTAGCGATACCAGAATTTGTTGCATAGGTTGCAAACTGAACTGTTAAGTTGCCAGGGGATATCCAACTCGGTGCTGCAGTACCACCATTTGATTGAAGTATTTGTCCTATAGTTCCATTAGATAGGAAAGTTGTATTATTTGCTGAAGATTGATATGGGATTGAACCGCCAGCGCCACCCCTAAGGTTTGTAGTGATACCTGCATTTGTTGCGTATGTTGCAACACCTGCGATTGATGAGTAAGTTGCTACTCCAGCAATGTTAGAAAAATTTGCATTAGATACTGTAAGATTTGATGGTGTTACCCAACTTGGAGCATTAGTTCCTCCATTAGACTGTAGTAATTGACCTATAGATCCATTTGCCAATAAAGCCGTGGTGCTCTCTGCTGTTTGATAAGGTATTGAACCACCTGATCCACCTTTAATGTTTGTAGCGATACCTGCGTTTACTGCATATGCGACCGATAAAGTACCAGGATCGATCCATGATGGTGCTGAAGTTCCATTTGATCTTAAAATGAAACCAGAAGTTCCAGTCGCAGTAAATGAAGTTTTGTCTAAATCGGATTGATAAGGTATTTGACCCGCCGAACCTCCTTTTAAATTTGTAGAAATTCCAGAATTATTTGCATACGAAACTGAAAGAAGTGCGGCATTTACCCATGAAGGTGCTGCAGTGCCACCATTAGATTGAAGTAATTGACCGGCAGTTCCATTTGATAACATCGCCGTAGAATTTGCCGATGTTTGATAAGGTATTGAACCACCTGCTCCACCTCTAAGGTTTGTAGCGATACCAGCATTCACTGCATATGCAACTAGCAGTGTAGTTGGATCGATCCAAGAAGGTGCTCCAATTCCATTAGATCTTAGGAGAAAACCAGAAGTTCCAGTTGCAGTGAATAAAGTTCTTCCTATATCCGATTGATATGGTATTTGTCCTGAAGATCCACCTTTTAAGTTAGTTGCAATACCTGCATTTATTGCATAGGTTGCAGTATCCGCGTTTCCAAGAAAAGAACCATTAAAAGTTGTAGCAGTTATATCAGAAGCATAAATTTTATTCCATTTTCTTGCGATACTTCCTATATCTTTAGACTCATTTGCGGTAGGCAGTATATGATCACTAAAAGAAGCAATTCCAGTAACAGATAACAACCCGCCAACATATAGATTTTTCTCGATGCCAACACCACCATCTATGATAACAGAACCAGTATCTTTACTTATTGATTCTGTTGTAGTTAAAACGGTTAAAGTTCCTGCACTAACAGTCAACCCACTACCAAATGAACCTAAAGATGAAAATGTAGAAGCCCCATCAATTTGGAGATTTCCATCTATCGATAAATTTCCACCAATGTTAACCCCACTCTTAATGCCTACCCCACCACTAACTACTAGAGCACCATCAGTTGTTGTCGTGGAAGGGGTTGAATCATTTACAAAAAGAACATCATTTACTTGAGTTGTTCCTCCGGTCGAATCAATAATAATATTTCCGAATGTGGAACTAACTTTATTAGTACTAATTCCTATTTGACCTAGTGTGCTTATCCCTGAAACTAATAATTGCTGAGATGTTAAATTGGTTGTTGTAGTGATACCAAGAGTTGAAACACCAACTACTCTAAAGTCTCTTGTTGTTGTTAGACCAGATACACCTAAAGATGAAAGAGTGGATACGCCAGATATTATTAAATTTCGTGAAGTTGTGAGACCAGTGACTTCTAAATTTGCAATAGTAGAAATTCCAGTAACTCTGAAATCTTTAGTAGTTGCAAGTCCACTCACCCCTAAGGTAGCAATAGTGGCAATACCGGTTACGTTTAAGTTACTTATTTCTACTTGACCAGTAAATCTAGAGTAACCGAGAACATCTAGTAGATAATTGGGTCTTGTGCTACCAAGACCAACTCTACTTGTTACGGGATCATATACAAAATTATCAGCACCATCTAATAATCCAGCATTGTTTTGGAACTGAATATTGGTAAATGTTCCACCAGCGCCAGTGACTAGAGTTGATTGACTTACCCACTCTAATCCACCTAAAATATTTTTTATAAGAACTTGAGTTGGTGATCCAGGGTCATTATTAAAATCGTATATTGTTCCTCTTAATCGAATATCGCCATTAACATCAAGTTCCTGTGTTGGTCTTGTTGTTCCAACGCCAATTGAACCTAATCCACTAATTACAGTTCCATTTGCAAATAATGCATTTCCACTACCAGTTTGTGATAGTGTAATTAAATTTGATTGATTGGAACCAATAAATGTACTTATTCCTGCGACTAATACACTTTTGATAGATGTGATTCCACTATTTGCATCAAGAACTAGGTTCCCAGATGTGGTATCAATTACATTGTTACTAGATATACCAACTTTAACTCTTTGGTTTAATGAACCAGCAGAAAAACTTCCAAGACCAATAACTGATAGCGTATTTGAACTAAATGTCAAACTTGCAGATGCTGCAAAATTTCCACCACTATTATAAATTAATTGAGTGTCATTACCTGGTGGGGCAACAGTTATCGTAGAGATTGTGCCAAAATTATTTGCAGTTGCTGTGATAATATTGCCACGAAAATCTATTTTGTTAATACTGTTTCCAGTTCCTACAATCAAACCTTCATCAAAAATGGAGATTCCTGTAATAATTCCTGCAGGAGCTACTTGCCAATATCTATCATATACTGTGCCACCATCAAAAGATACCAATTGATAGTAATTTTCTTTTAACGGTAATACTTTTTCAGTGGTAAATCCTAAGTTTGGTTCAGCATCTTCAAGTGTTAGATATTGATATCTACTAGTGCGTAGACCAGAATTAGGTGTTACTTTTTTACTTCCGCTTCCGTATTTTGCCATTTTATACTGTACTGTTCTCTAGAATACTACAAATAAACTCCATTTGGAGTGGTGCGACTTTCCCCCCACTCACATAGGTATGTGCAATACCTGCAATAGAACCAGTATTTGTTGTGAATGTTAGTGAAGTTCCGACATTCCCAGTAATAGATGTTACTGTAAATGAAGCTTGTGGTGAGGGATAGATTGTTGTTGTTACACCGCTAGTGCCAGGGGAGCAGGTAAAAGCTAAACCACTCATTGTTATTTCACTTCCTGCAGAAAAATTATGAGGAGTTAAAGTTGTTACTGTTGTGATACCAGTGTTATTATCATAAAGACAATTTGTGACGGTGACTATTCCTGCCTGTGTTCCTTCAATTACAACAGAATCTGATATAAGAGCAGTTCTTTCTAATACTAATCTACCATCAATGATGATTAAATTATCATTTGGAGGAACTTCTGTTCCTCTTAAAATTCTAATATTTCTAACATTTCCAGTCCTATTTGACTTTCTTCTATGTGTGAAAGTTATTGATGGGTAAGTTGTTGCTGTTGCAACATTTGATACTTGAGCATAAAGAATAATGGCAGATACACCTGTGGGGGTGGAATATATGGTCTGCTCTCCTGGAGCAACAGGGACTGCAATGGTTATAAACTTATTAACTGGTGCAATTGCCATATTATCTCAATGCAAGAATTAAGGGTGTAACTTCTGCTTGTATCGCCTTACTAAAATCTCTTCCAGTAATTGTTGATGTATTTTGGTTGATTTGAATTCCTTCACCAATATTAAAATTACCTTGCTGATCTGTACTTGTGTAAGGTATTTGAGCACCGTCTAAATAAACAATTTCATTTTCTTTAATAGGAACAGCACCTTTTAGAGGTGTTGAGGTATTTATATCTGTACCAGTACCAATATACTCAAAGGAATGTCCACTAGTTAAAATTCTACTAATCCTTCTCATTTCAATTTCATCATTTTCATAGACAAAATATGGAACGAATTCATTTAATGTAACAGTAGTGATACCAGCAGAAGTTACAGAAGTTGCAGATCCGACAGTGTAATAAATTGGTTCCATAACAGCAACTAGGTCATTTGTCGGTATACCGTTGAGTCTTACTCTCATATCTTGCGTGGGAAGATAATTTCTTCCACTATTAATAATGTCAACTACTGTAATTGCTCCAGAAATTGGGTCTATTGTCGGTGAAACCTCTGCAATAATTCCTTCAGGTCCTAATGGAACTGTATCGCCAGTATTATAATCATATAATGTAATATCTGGTGGAGAAGATGGGCTATAACCAGACCCACCATTAATAACATTAATTGCTTTTAATCTTCGTAATGGAGAAGTAAGAATACCTGTTTGACCAGTGGTATAATTTTCTAGATTTATTTTGAAATAAAGTGCTTGACCATCATATGGTCTTCTTGGTTGAGAACCATCACTCACGTCTTTAAATACAATAACATCACTTTCAGATAGAGTTGTTGTATTTACTTTTCCCGTAAATTCTGTTGCACCTAGACCAACTGCATATAATCCATAATTTCCAAAAGAAGAGTTTGAGTTTGTAAGATCGCATTGTCCACCAGTATCACAATAAATTGCTATATCACAGTTAATTGTAAAAATGGATACAAGTTGAGCGTAACCATTATTAGTAATTGAAACACCTATGCCAGCCTCATTATATTGTGTAAATGAGTCGCAAACCATACATTTCAAATCTGCACCAATTGTTGAAGAAACTGAGTGATTACCATTAATCTTCATGCCAATACTCTTGGTCATGAAATTTGTACAGTTTCTCACATAAGGTGATCTCCATCTTCCAGTAGGACCTTCATTTGCTGGACCCAAAGCAGTATATCCTGTAACTGCTCTAAATGCCTTTCCAGCGTTTATATCAGTTAGTGTTGGGGGGAATGCTACGGCACCACAACCACTATGATCTACTGAAATATCTGATCCAGCAAAATTTAAGTTTTCTATTAAGCAACCTCTTCTTACATGAAATACATCTCTATTTGGGTTAAGTGGTACAACTGTTACTAATCTTAAATCTTGTCCAGAAACTGTGACATCCGATCTCAAACCAATGGGATTATTTTCATAATAAACACCAGAGCGAACCATAACAGTATCACCAGGTTCAGCTATGGCACATGCAGCACCAATTGTTAGTTTTGCGTCTCCTTCAGTGCTACCCGTATTGTCATCGTTGCCATATTTTGAAACCCAAATTAAATTTCTTGAATCGGCACCTGGAGGCGCCCAAACAATTCTACCATTGGGATATGTAATATTTGGTGCGGCAGATGGTCCATTGCCAATAATTGTGGTTACAATTCCAGCGCACGTATATATTGCTGATGTTACATTTGCGCAACCATTTAGATTCGTATTTACTCCAACAGATGGATCATTTTGTAGAGTTAGATCTTTAATTTGACGAACACTAGTTACACCAGATTGATAAGATTTTGGTAAAGAAACATTGTTAATTACATATCTTGAAAATTCTGCTGCTTTTTTTATTGCATCAATTGTTGCAGTTTTAATCGAATAACCGTTGATATCATTTCCAGTAATATGAATTAATGATCCTCCATTGTAATATGATAAACCTGCACCAACAGACTGAGAATTTCCACCTTTTGTAATATCTAATGTGATTGCTTTTAAAATCTTTTTAATATCACTTCTACATGTTGAAACTCCACCACTTCCTGGAACTATAAAAGCAGGATTTTTGTAATCTGTACTTGTTATAAAACCAACAGCTTCTGCTGCAATGAAGTCTAAATTCAAACGAATCATATTAGCAGCATCAAAGAATCTACCCCCAATTATTTCACCAGTTGTTCCAATACCAACCTGAGTTAATACTGCTCTAGGTGGTTTATAAAAACTAGTATCATAACCTACATTTTCATTTGAGTCATATAGCCTTTTTCTAATAATCAAATCAGATGTTGCATCAATTGGTTTTAATGGATTATTTGTACCTAACCCAATAAATCCGGAATTTGTAGTAGTAATAACTGTTCCAGCTGCCCCAACTTTAAGTGTTGTCTGTAAAGCAGTATCACTACTTACTGTTAATGTATTATTAATTGTAGTGGCACCATCAACATCTAATGTACTATTAAGTGTAGTGGCACCATCAACATCTAATATACTGTTAAGTGTAGTGCCGCCATCAACATCAAGAGTGCTATTTAATGTAGTAGCACCATCAACATCTAATGTACTGTTAAGTGTAGTGTCACCATCAACATCAAGAGTGCTATTTAATGTAGTAGAAGAACCAACATCCAAAGTACTACTGAGTGTAGTTTGACCAGATACGTCTAAAGTATTATTGATCGAGGTAGAACCACTTACAACTAAGGTACTTGAAAGAGTTGTTGAACTTGAAACGTTTAATGTGTTATTCAGGGTAGTAGCACCATCAACATCTAATGTACTGTTAAGTGTAGTGCCGCCATCAACATCAAGAGTGCTATTTAATGTAGTGGCTCCATCTACATCAAGAGTATCATTAAGAGATGTAGCACCATTTACATCTAAAGTTTCATTGATATAAACTGTCCCATTAACATCCAAATCATATACTGGGTTTGGATTTTGAATTCCAACTCTAGAGTTTCTATAAACATTAAATGAAACTGGATCTATTTCCCAAGCATCAAAAACATAAATGTCTGCAATGTCTGGATTTAATGGACTTACAAAAGTTTGTATAGTATCTGTTACAATTCCTACATTTAACCCTGGAGATGAATTTCTAATTCCTTCAGTGGCAATGTTTCCAGTCTTAAGATTTAAACCTCTGTAAGAACCAGGGCCAACTAATACACCATCATTATAGACAAAAATACCTTCAGTAAAAGAAGGCTCAAATGCAGTCCACTTGATACCCTGAGCATCTTTTGTTAAGAAAGCACCAACTACACCAGGGTTATTTGCTGCATCATAGATATCCTGAGCAATTTTTACACTTCCAGCAACATCGAGTTTTCTTTCAGGTAAAGTGCTACCAATTCCAACACTGTTGCTTACGAAAGCACTCCCAATAACTTCAAAATTTTGTGATGGATTTGTTGTTCCTATACCAATCCTTCCATCAGAAGTTGTTAATATTGTTCCACCTACACCAACATCTAACTTTTCTCTTGCAGTTATGATGCCTGCATTTAAATTGCCTTCAATATATACATCACCACCAAAATAACCATCACCATTTACTCTTAAATTATCAAATGCCCCTTTTCCAATGAGATCATCGTAATATAATTTTCCATAAATGTAAACATCTTTGAAAAATTCAGCATCTTCATTAAATTTAGATTTATTGCCAAAAACAGTGATGTCTGCCATTTTAGAAAATTGTATTTAAAACAGTGCTTGCAAGACCGCCAATAAATCCACTAATAAAATCTCCACCTACAAAACTACCATCAAAAACTTCATTTAAAAATCCTTTCCCAAGTTCTTCGATTAAACTGCCAGTCGGTGCAGAAACATCTATTTTATTTCCATTCAATAGAACTCTTCCAGAACCACCGTTGATGTCTATATTTCTACCTGCTTTTAGATGAATATCTTCATCTGCCTCCAACATAATTGAGGTTGCTCTGATGCGAACCATTCCATTCGCAGTAATTGAAACGTTACCATTATTACCCATAATAATAACATCTTCACTTTCTCCTTGATTCTCTGTTCCTCCAGAAATTTGAATCGTTCTATCATTATAAATCGAAAATATGCCACCACTACTTAAAGAAATTGAAGATTGATTATCACCATTATCTGTTACTCCATAAATTTTATAGACATCAGTGCCGGATAATCCCATTTGGGGATTTGCAGTGTCTATTCTAAAATTTGGATTAAAACTTATTAGTTGTCTTTTGAAAAGATTTTTATTTCTTCCTGCCATGCTACTTAGTAATACAATCTACAATCGTTTTAACTTCCCCTGTAAATTTAGGAGATCCTAATAATGGTCTAAGAATTGCGCCACTTCCTCCCAAATTATTATTTGATTCTTTTGAAGCTCGAGGATCAGCAATTAAAATTGGGATTGTCTGAACTACATTATTTAGTGGAGTGACTTTATAAATTCTACCGTCAACAACTTCTGTAATATATTCATTACCAAGATTATCTACAACAATATCTCCATCAACATAACCAGAACCACCCTCTTCAACAATTACATCAATAACAGAGTAATTGCCAATTTCTCCCACAGAATAATTTTCTCCTTCCGATACAATATAGATTGATTCAACCTCACCATTTTCGTTGATTATTGATCTTGCTATAGCACCATAACCTTGATCATTATCATCTACAATTTCAACAAAAGGTGGGAAAGTGTAACCAGAACCTGGATTTGTGATTTGAACTCCAATTACACTTGCAGTGACAGCACCATCCTCTCTAGTTATCAAATTGCCAAAAATTGGAATTGCGCTGCAACCAGAACCAGTACCTCCAAAAATATTAATGGTTGGTGGGTTTGCAAACTGAAGTGCTCCAGAAAAACATTCTAGAACTTTATTTGGATCGATGCCAGAATTTTGAATGTTTACTATATTTTTAATACTTTCATATGGATTAGCATTTCCATATTTTGGTCCACCGCCTACAACCCATTCATTTACCAGACCCTTAAATTTATCAAAATTTTGATTGCAATCAAAAGCTGCCCCAGCCGAAGCAAGACCATCAATCACGGAACGCATTAAACCACCTACACTGAAATCTGAAAAGAACTGAAGTAATTTTTCAACACCTGCAAGAGGACCAGACATTAAAAACTCTAAAGTATCAATAATAGTATTAAGAAGAGAACCAACAAATTGATCTGCTGCACATGATACGAATCTATCAACGTTATCAACTACAGATGTAATAATATCAGTTACTACACCCACTAATTTATTAATTACTTCTCCTGCAACACAACTAAAAGCATTTTCTAACGCTTTGACTGGTCCGACCATTGCTTTTTGTGCTGCAACTCCAGCAAGATGCGCTGCAGCTGGATTTCCTGTAGCAGCAAGCACGGTATTATACACTAGTTTATATAATAAATCTAACCCCTTTTTCAATAGACTCTTCAAAGTATTGATTAATTTTTTCATCAATAAACCAACAAATTCATTGCATAATGCTACAATTTTTTGCGCTGCTTTTCTTATTTCATTGCGAATTCTTTGTATATCACCCTGAATTTTTTTTAATTTCTTTAATAAATTTGTAATTATGGATTTAATTTTAGACGTTTTTGTATTCTGAACTGTATTTGCAAGTGGAACAATATCTCCTATTGCAGAGTTAGTTGATACGACTTGATAACCAAAAATAGGAGATAATTGTTTTGCTTGTTCAGGAGAAACATCTTGCGGCGATGGTAAAGAATTTGTCTTTACTTCATTACTTTCGCTGGGAGTAACTTTATTCTTTTGCATCAAACTGGAGAACCCAGTAAATGGAGTAAATGGAGATTGATAATCTGCAGATGGAACCGAATCACTTCTCCCAAACGTCGCTAATATTACTGGTATTTGAGCATTATCGCCATCTAAAAAGAAACCAAGTACAACATCACCTTGCTGGAGTTGAATTCCAGTTGAAACATTTGCAGCACCACTTCCAGCAGTAGTTGGTATTAAGCATTGTGCCCAAGGAAGATCTTCATTTGGCAACTCAGCTTCGCTATATGGATGATATCCAAGAATTCTTACCTTAAATCTATTTCCCCATCCTCCACCTTCTACCTGTTCTCCCATAGAACCTATTGGCGGAATTTGACCTATCCACCAACGAAAACCATCTCTGCCTATGAAATGACTTTGAAGTAATGACTGATCTAACATTTATTCTTCTCTTGCTTCTGTATTGATGCCAAAAGTGTCTCTGACTAGCTTCATTGAAGTGTATGAATAATTAGAGTCAAAGTGATGACATAATTCCTTTATCATATATAGACCACTAGTTTCTGTGTCATATTCTTTTGATTTTGTTTGCGTAATTTTTGGGAATCGACATTCAATTACATCACCAGCTCTCAAATTGGTATTAGATGGAACTATAATGCTCAGAGTCTGGGTAAAAAGAATATTATATCTCATTAATGATTGAGATTGATATTGAGTTTGGTCAGAATTAATTTCTTTTGAAATTCCCTTATCCATTGTACCAACGTCATATATTGCTGTTATAGTTCTTGTTGGCACATCACCTAGGGTTTTATTAGAACCTTCTGATAAAGGTGGAAGTTTTAATTGCTCACCAAGATTTTTGGTTTTTCCAGCATAATTTTCTAATTTAAATATTCCTTCTTCTGGTTTGGAAAATGAAAAGTCTAGCGGATTGAAAAACATTCTATGACTGCCGTAAGTGCCAAGTTTTAGTTTTTCAATCAGGTTTTGATTTTTTTCGACAAAATAATTAAGAATTCTAAAGTCATTGTTAACTTTCTCACCTTCATCATAAGAAACGTTTGCTTGACTATACGTATAGATTACTTTATTACCATTTACATCTGTTCTTGGTGATTGGTTAATTAGTTTATCAACTGATCTAAACTGAAACCCATCTTGAGTTTGATAGAATAAAAACCCTGCAGTAGCACTTCCTGAACTTTCTGGAACTGCTTTTGATGCAAGCCAAACTAAAACAGTAAAAGGTTTTCTTAAGTTTCCTATGAACCCATATTTGTTTGATGTACTATCAATTAAACCTAGTTTATTAGTTTTTAAATAATTTGTCAAAATATCATTTACTGATTCACTAATTTTTGAACTGGTTGGATATTTTCTACCAATTCTAACTGTCTCATTTGTAATTGCTTCTCTCGATACTAAATGTAAGGTGAAACTTTCTTGATTGGTTTCTGAAATTACATCAGTAATACTTGATACATAAAGATAATCTTCTACTTTTTTTGAAAAGTCTAGACCAGGATTAGTTGTAGAATTTCCAGCAATTTTCATTGAAACTCTTTCTCCTCCTCTTAGAGGAAGACCATTATATATTGATTGCTTATTTGTACCTTCTTCTGCTGTAATTGTATTTCCAGTATTTACAACTTTAATTTTTGCAGTAATTGTAGGAGAAAAAATATCTTCATAATAATCTACGGAAATTGCACCCGTTGTAATATCAATCGTCCTACTACGATCATTAGATTCTAAAATTAACTCTTCGTATATTGATTTTGTAATTGACATTATAGATACGCTAAATCGAGAAGAAGTTTATTCTTAATAAAGTTATTTAACATATCAAAATTAGTTATTGGATTTGGACCAATATCTTTAGACCCACCATCACCACTCACTGAAATATTTTGCTGTGATGGTGGTTGAGCAATTATAATATCTTGACCTCTTCTTTCTGGTGTTAACCCAGATTGATAAGAACTACTTTGTCTTGATGGCGCAGATATTTGTGCTGGTGCTCCAGGCGCAACTCCAGGTCCCGATGGGGTATTAAAAGGTGCATTGGGACTATAGAGACTTAATGGATCAAATTTTCCACCAATAGTACCATTCCAACTTCTACCAATTTCCCAGTGTAAATGCGGACCACTACTTCTTCCAGTGCTTCCAACTTTACCAATTACTTCACCTTTTTTAACTGTTCCACTAGTTTTATATGATCCTTTAGGCATATGCCCATATAGATGATATAAACCTGCAGTATCTTGATACACTAAAAAGTAACCCCACCCATCTTGCCAATTTGTTTCAACAATTCTACCATCTGCAACTGCCCTTAATGGTGTTCCGTAAGGAACAGATAAATCAGTCCCTCCATGCATTCTAGATCCTCTCTGGGCACCGAATCTGCTAGTTAAGATAGGTTTAACTTTTCCTACAGGAACTTGTTCTATTTGTGCTTGTGATTGAGATGTTGGAACTTCTGAACTTTTTTTAACCTGGTCCAGTGCAGACTTAACTGCTTCTGGTCTTAGAGAACTACGTTGACCTCGATAATAGAAGTTACCAGAAGCATTTGGTAATGCTGCCCACTCTTGAGACAGACCTTGCATGAATTGTTCTGTAGAAATTTTTCCAGACAACCAAGATTTTCCACCTCTACCTTCTATCTGTTTAATTGCCAAAGTATCTTGAACTGCTGGACTAAAAACCGTATTTTCATTAAAACCTGCAGCTTTTGCTCTCCCAAGAAGAAATTGAGGCATTTGTTGATATCTACCAGAAGCACCAGGTGCAGATCTAGCAATTTCCCCAATTGTCATTTGACTTAAACCTGGTCTTACTCCACCAGGAGCACCATTTTGTGCATCATAACCATTATTTTTTTTATCCGTTGAAGATTCTACTGATGCAATCAAATCTAATAAAGGTTTCCATCTGCCTCCTCCCCCCATACCTCCTGTTGAAGGTTGAGTCTCATAAGCACCCTCACCTTGCTGTTCTGTTCCAAAACTAGGAATTTGTTCTCCACTGTACTTTCCTTCAGTAAGTGGGGTGGTAACAAGACTCAATGCCTCTTCAATTTGTCTCCCCATATTTTCTATGGTAAGATTCAAACCATCAAATGAATTTTTTATTCTTTTTGAACTATCGAAAAAATCAAAACTCATCAAATTCTGACCATATGCACTTAAGATATTACCAAACCCAACAAACAATTGTATTGTATTACTAAAAAACCCAGAAAGAATCTGCCCAGCTCTTTGAAGTCTTGCTATAAATTCTTTACCAATTCCAATTAAAGTTGGCAAATTATTCATTATCCAACCTGCAGTTAGATAACCAATAAACCCCAAAATTCTATCAAAAAAACCTTTACTTGTACTGGATTGAACTAATTTTTGTGGACCATCTGGTTTAATTGCCACACTTGGAGATTCTATTTCATCTTCAACTTGTTTTCTTCTTTCATTTTCAACTCTTCTATCTCTCATCATTTTAGAAGAGGCAAATAATTCTCTTTTTACTTTAGTTCTTCTAAAAACAACTTGAGTAATATTTTTTATAGATCTTCCAGCAGACGCAACATTTCTTTTTGCTTCACCTGCTGTTTTAGTTATTCTTTGAAAATTAAGAGGCGAAGATAAAATTGCCATGTTACATTACTACATTGTAATTGAGTTGAGAATATAAAACATAAAAATTGTCAGTGTTGCCTGATGGAATAAATGGTACATCAGTGAGTGGTTCTTGTTGAGGCGATGACATAACTTGTGGTTTGTTTTGACCACCACCAGCGATAATTATATTTGGTTTGGGTTCTGGTAATGTTCCAACTGGTGTAATTGGTTTTGGTGGTGACTGAATATTTGATGGTGTTGCAACTTTTGTAGGTTGTGGTTTATTATCGGCATTTTCTGTAAACTCTGGCATACTATAAGATGATAAACCATCAAAAGAAGTTGCTGATTGTTGAGTTGGTGTAATGCCAGTCGCATTATTCATTGCATTTGAACTCATCGTAATTTCACTCAATTGTGGAGTAGCACTTACTTGAGGTTGAATTGAAGGTGTTGCTTCTTGTGGTTGCGATTTTTGTGGTTTTGTTTGGGTTGGTGATACTACTCTCGTTGGTTCAGTTGAAGATCTCGGTTTTGTTTGAGATTGCTGAGGGGTCGGTGACTGTTGAGACGGTTGTTTTCCACCAAATTCACCAGTTGTAGCGCCATAAAGTAGTCTTCCACCAAAAGCTGCCCAACCAAAAGGTCCAGGAAGTGCAGATGCTGCGCTTAAAGTTGCACCTACATAATTTCCTTGACTAACATCATAAGCTGTTGCCGCAGCGGCAGCTCCAATGTTTACAAAAGGTATAAGTCTAGAAGCACCTTTTCCTACCGCTCCAAAACTTTTACCTAAACCTTTAACACCCTCAAAAAACTTTCCAAAAAATCCAGAACTTTTAGATAGAGTCTTTCCTCCACTTGTAGTAATTGGAACTTTAGGTGCTTTTGGTGTTACAGGTTTGCCTCCAAAAATTCTAGCAATTGCCGATCCTAAAGATCTAAATGGAGCTAAAGCAAGTCTAGCACCTAAACTAATAATTCTGAATGTCAAACCCCTAAGAGTTCGCATTACAAGACCAAAACCAACATTAATAGCTGCAAAAGCACCTATACTGTATAATATATTTTTTATAACGTTATTTTTAATCTCTTCAAGTTTTTTACTATCTCCTAAAGCAAGAGATTTAAGAGTTTCAATTCCTTGATTTGTAAGCCAACCGAAAAATAGGGTTGTCATTGCCCCCATTATTCGATCAAATAAACTTGTAATATTTTTTTGTATAGCGACAATAGGTCTTGAAAGAGCTGCTGTTATCTTTCTTTCAAGTTGAGACTCTCTGCCTAATCTAATTTGCCTTTCAGATAATCTTCTTTCAGATTCTTGTTGCTCTTTAAGATTTCTTTGCTCAATAACACCTTCTGCTTGAAGTTGTTTGCCAAGATTATTAATTCCTTCTGATAAAACTTGTACGTTTACTCTTATAAAGTCTAGACTTTGTTGAAGATAACCTACAGATTGTTGTGTAGTTTGTATTTGTAAATTCTGGGATCTATCAATCAAACTTGTTTGGGGTCTTACAATAATTGCCCCTCCTCTTTCAGTTTCTCCTCCACCACCGCCAGATCCGCCAGCGTCAACTCCTCTACCTCCACCACCACCAATAACTTCCCTGCTGATGGTTCGTGAATTAATATTTATAATCTGTCCCGCAAGTGGTGGCGGAGAAAGTCTAGCCATTCGATTGGTTCTTCAGGTTTTCTTCTTCAATATACTGTTGGAGAAGACTAATATAAACTTCCCTTTCCCAAGGAATCATATTTTCCAACTCTGTCAATGAGTATTTATGATGTTGAATAAGGGCAAAATTAGTTTTGTAGTATGATGCAAGATCTTCATGCACCATCGCTAGGCGAAAAAACTTGTCAGGCCCTCCAAAACAACTTCACTTTCAACCTCAGTATTTGGATTTTTTATTTTTACTGTATGTGAAAGTTTAGGCATAGTTTCAAAAAACTTTTCAATATCTTTAAACTGTTGTGAAGTTAATTGCTCTAGAAATTCTTTAAGTTCTTTTTTAGTGACATCAGAAGAAGACCAAGACTCTTCCTCACTATAAATTTGTTCAACACATGAACAAATCATATCAAATGTATCATCAACCGAAATTTGATTTTCTGTAGAGAAATTATTTTTAACAAATTCGTTCATTGATGGATATCTCATTCTAAGAGTTAGATTATCATCTAATTTAATATCTCTAGAATGATCTTCTCTAAATTCTACTTGAATTTCATCAAGATTGATACTTATTGGAACCTGTGTTGTTCCATCATCTGGACAAGTCAAAAGAATATCTACACTCTCACCTACAGATTTTCCGCGAATATTGAGAAAAAGGTACTCTATGTCAAATGTTGCCAGTTGATCAACTTTGATGCCGCGAGTTAAGATGCAATTAGAGATGACTGTTTTAACAGCTTCCGAAATCTGTTTAGGATCTTCACTCTCCATTGCAATGATTAATATTTTTTCTTCCTTTACAAGAAATGGACGATACTTGACAGACTTTTTTAAAGAAGGTATTTCCAACTCGTAAGTTGGCGTGGCAATTTTTGGTAAAGGCATGATAACCTATAGAACTTCAGTAATTTTATTTATGGCAATCACCAAAGTGGTTCATCTCTTAATTGAGAATTATCAGTATTTGCTTGTTGAGATGGATTTTGTGCAGAAGTCATTGCTGAACCAGTCTCCATGGCAAAATTAAAAGATTCTTGACTCTGCCTTAAAAGATCATCTGAAGACTGTATAGAGTCTGTAGATGATTTAGACTGTCTTGGGTCTTGATTGTTACTATCTCCAGTAATAATCTGATTAAAACTATTTGTTTTCCCAGAAATATACCTATCATACTGAAATGTTGCCGAAACTTTTAGAGTATCTGAATTGGCATAGGTAACTGGTATTGATGAAATATTTAATGGAAAAAGACCTCTAAAATTATATTCTATTTCTCTCCTATAGTCTCTATCAAATTTTATAATTTTAGTTGAATTTGATTTATAGTATGCTGGATATTGCATCCTAACAAAAAATGCATCATCATTTTGATTAATTGGTCGATTTTCGCCAGTTATTCCAATTTGATTGAAAGAACCACTTGCAATAAACTCCATCCAATACTCTAAAAAGTTGAGCATCTTATAATCTCTATCAACATAAAAATCAAGGGTTATTTCTTGATACAATCTACTATGTGCAAATTTCTCCTGAATTCCCATATAGTTGCCATCGATAGTGGTTGTCGCCAATTGTGTTGTTGGTAGGACGGCACTATAGCAAAGAAGACCTGCACTTTCAGCAATAAATCTTCTATCTATTCCTTTCCTTGAAAGAAAGGAAACTAACTCATTAGGAAGAGAACCAAACTGCACCTCATAATGAGATGTTTGTGCTAAGTTTGTAAGTAATGGTTTAATATCCGATATTCTACGGGGTCTTACTGCCACTCTAAATACCTTATATGAGTTTTATAGTATTAATTATTTAGATGTCTTACAAAGGAAAGTATAAACCATCATTCCCAAAAAAATATAAGGGAGACCCTACAAATATTGTTTATAGATCTTTGTGGGAACGTAAGTTTTGTGTATACTGTGACACTAATGAAAAGATATTAGAATGGGGCAGTGAAGAAATGTTTATCTGGTATCGTTCACCCATAGATGGTAAACCACATAGATATTTTCCAGACTTTTATATAAAAGTTCAAGAGGCAAATGGCACGACAAAAAAATATCTAATAGAAATCAAACCAAAAAAACAAACTGTTCCACCACAAAAACCTCAGAGACAAACGAAAAGATACATCACTGAAGTTTATGAGTATGCTAAAAATCAATCAAAGTGGGAAGCAGCAAGAGAATGGTGTGCTGACAGAGGATACGAATTTAAAGTAATTACTGAAGACGAATTAGGTATTAAATAATGCCCAGAAAAACTCTTAAACAGCGAAAAATAAATCGAATCTCACCGATTGTAAAAAAGTTAATCGGGACAGAATCTGCTGACGATTTGATGATCGAGTTAATGAGTATTTTAGAAGAAACTAGAAATCCTCCAGAATCTGGTAAATTTTATATCTTTGTATATAATGCTAAAACTCCAAATGTTAGATATGACCAGAATCCACTAGTTGCTGTAACTGACGTATTTACTTGGGGATTCAGAGGTCTTAACTATCATTGGGGAGAAGTTAGACAATATACTTGGGATGAAGTTGCTGGTGGTATGTATGAAGTTTATCAGGAAGAATTATCTGATTTAAGAAGAATACCTTTTGGCAATATCCGTCTAAATAGTTAGAAAAAGATAGATGGCGACCGCAACAAAAAATTTAAAGATATTTCGCTATCCATATAAAAAACTTGAGAGTAATGAAGATTATCTAAAAATAGAATGCCTAGAATATATTCCGCCAGGAATTAATGAAGATTTAACTAGTTTTGCACAGCCAAATTCAGATAATCAAAATTACCCTTCTTCTGGAACTAAGGATATAAGAGGAACTATCATACTCCCAATTCCAGAAAATCTCCCAATCAATGGAAATACCGTAAGTTGGGGTGAAAGTAAATTAGGAGCTTTACAAACTACAGCGTTGGGCGTTGGTCAAAATGCTATAGAAGGTGGTTTTGTTAAAGGTATAGAAGCTTTAAAAACTGCAGCCACAACTGGTATTAATGCTCTGCAAACTGGAAGAGGGCAAAAAATGACTCAAACATTTTTTGCAGCTAAAGCTACAGAACAATTACTTGGTCAAGATGGTGACTTATTTGGAACTATTTTAGGAAGAACTACAGGTGCAGTTTTTAATGAAAACGTAGAACTTCTTTTCAGAGGTATTACACTTAGAGATCCATTTTCATTTGTATTCAATATATCACCAAGATTTAAAGAAGAGTCTCAAGTTGTTAAAGAAATGATTGTGTTTCTGAAACAAGAGATGTCTGCAAAAAAAGGAAATACTTCTGGTGCTGCTGCAGGTCTATTTCTTACAGCACCTAGTGTTTTTAGAATACAGTATATGAGTGGTGGAAACCCACATCCATATCTAAATAGATTTAAAATTTGCGCATTAAACGGCATCTCCGTCAATTTTACTAGTTCTAATACTTACACGACTTACTCTGACGGAACACCAGTTCACATGCAATTATCACTTACATTCCAAGAACTGACACCAATTTATAATGAAGATTATCAAAATGCAGTCGGTACAGGTTACTAATGACTTATTTTAGAGAACTTCCAAATTTAGAATATCAATCATTTTTATCGGATAAAAAATCATCTGATGAGTATATAGTTATAAAAAATTTATTTCGTAGAGTTAAACTTCGTGATGATTTAAAAAATGTTTTTACAGTATTTGATAAGTATCAAATACCTGATGGTTCTAGACCAGATTTAGTTGCAGATGAATTATACGGTAGTTCCCAATATGATTGGGTTGTATTGGTTTGTGCTGGAATAACAAGAGTTAGAGATCAGTGGCCACTATCTGATAAAGATGTATATGATTATGCAGAATCAATTTATGGTTCAGAATTAAACTCAATTCATCATTATGAAACAGTAGAAGTTAGAGATTCTAAAAATAGATTAATTTTACCATCCGGTAAAGTCGTTGATGCAAACTTTACTATTACTGATCCAGATAACCCTATTCAGAACTTAAGTCCTTCACCTGTTATAGGCATATCGAATTATGAATATGAAACTAGAAAAAATAATGAAAAAAGAAGTATATACGTTCTCAAACCAAGATACTTGCAGCAAGTTCTAAACGATACCAGAAAATTAATGACTTATGATAAGTCATCTCAATATGTGAATGGTAAATTGATTAAAACAGAAAATACTGCACAGTCAAACCCATAATAATTTAAACTAAAAAAGGGCGAGAACTCGCCCTTTGATTGATATGATCAGTCTTCTGCTAGACGAGCGAAATAAGATAGCGCATCATCATCTTCATCTTCTTCAACAGCAACCCGACGAGTTGGTTGAAGATTATTTAGTTCATTACGAAGATTTTCATCAAGACTAGGCGCAGGACCGCGAGAATATTCTTCTTCTTCGATATCTTCAGGATCTTGATATCGTGGAGTGCCTTTGCTACCAAGAACATAATCAAGGCGCTTTTTCAGTTCATCATAAGATTTAAACTGATCAGGGGCAACAAAGTCTGAGAGAGAATATTGTTTTTTCCAGATCGATTCGAGTTCGTCATCATCGTCTAGAAGGGCGCCAGCAGCGGCAAACTCGCTAGAATCATAATTACGATAACCGGCAACGTTCTTTGCCTTCAGTTTGAAGTTAGCACCTTTCCAGAAGTCAAATGGATCGATTGCTTCCTCATCTTCAAACTCAGGTTGCATTGCGGCAGTGAGTTTATCAAAGATTTTTTTACCATACTTGAAGAGAAATACTTTTCCTTCATTCTGTGGGTTAGCGGGATCTTTTACAACGTAAATATTGCTGATATAGGTTAGTTTACGCTTCTGCTTACGTGCCTGCTCTTTACCAGCATCAGTACCGTTGTTCCAGAGTAGAGTATTGTGCTCAGAAACAGGATCTTTTTGTCCAAGAGTGGTTAGAGAATTCTCAATATACCAACCACCAGGACCTTGAAAGGCGTGAGAATATACTTTTACGAAAGGTAGATCTTCACCCTCTGGTGCAGGAAGAAAGCGAATAACAGCATAACCGTTACCACTCTTATCTACATCCAGTTTCCAGAGACGGTCATCAGAAGACCCACTGGTAGTGTTCATTTTTTCTACTTCCTTGACCAGTTTGGCGGTCAGGGAACCAAGTTTAGATTGTTTTTTAAGATCGGCAAAGCCCATTAGATTACCTCGGATAGTTTGGATTTGGGGGATTGACTTGGATATTCTAGCAGAGAAAACCCGCTCAGTCAAGAAATTTCTTGAGAGACTCGATGGTCTTACCCATGCTATTAAATAGAATGCCAATGTCAGTCTCTGGTGGGAAACCCATCAGAGCAATTGATTTTTTTAGATTCTCTTTCATTTCTACCGCTGCTGGGTCATCAGAAAGAGAAAGTCTAGTATACATGATACGTTGCTTTTCAAGAAGTCTAGACATTTTTTCAATGTGTTCCAGTTTATCTTCACGGGTCATCATACCAAAAGTCATAATGCTACCATAAAGAAACTCTTGAAGTTCATTGATTTCTTTGAGTTCTTTTTGTATTAGTTCTGAATCAAAAAATTTACTCATTTACGATTTCCCGTAAAATCTTTTTAAAGTGGAATACATCAATATTTAGAAATGGATTATATTTTTTAATTTTCAAACTTACGGTTTCCCACACTGGGTCTAAAAGTTTTTTATCAAAATCTTTTGAAAAATTGAATATTTTTTCGTAGATTACGAAAGTTTCTAGTGATAATTTCCCGCTTAGTAACTTTTTTAAAATCGTTGGATGTCCTTTGGAACAACTCAGCGCATCGTCTAATTTTGTTTCGTAAAACAATTCCTCCGATTGTTCTTTGAACAAGTAAGTCAAACTCTGTTGTCTTCGCATCCAATCGGCGTAAGTCCTTTCTCCAGAATTGATAATTTCTCCAATCCATAAGTTCTGTGGGTTATCTGCGGACACAAAGTTTGATACAAGAAAATCTACAACTTCTTTATCTGAGTACTTTCGACTTGTTTTTTCAAACCAGTATTTATCTCGCCTCTTATTGAATGAGGTTATACTGGCGCGAGTCTTAGCACCATATTTAAAGAAGTCGTATTTTGGATTTGTGAAATGATTTTTAAGTGACAAATAATGCTGATAAGTTTCAAAAGGAGTCACGATCATAAAGGAAGTTTAGCGCGTGAAGTTTTCTTCATAAAGTTGAGACGAATTGCGTCCCACTTTAATCGTTCTTTTAATGGTTTTGAAATAAGTTTTGTAACTGATTCAACTTCAAGATTATTGATTTCGCAATAATGAACAATTGCGTCAATATAATTTAGATTTTCATCAACTACAATTTTTTCAATCTCCAAAGCAAACCTTGATGGAGTAAGAAACTTATTTTCTATAACCTGTTCTAATTCTTTATTTGGTTCCATAGAGTTCCAATTTATCTCTAACAAACTCTCTAATGTATTCGGTGAGTAGTTTGATGTACTTTGATTTGTCTCTTTCTTCATAAACGACGCATTCTCCATTTTCGCAAGCCATAATGATTACAAGTTTTTTAACAGAAACACCAGTAAGTTCATACAGCATACAACCATATGCCATGCACTGTACGAAATAGTGTTCAATCCACTCACGTGGTTTTGGTTTTTTGGATGTTTTGAAATCGATTATCGACAGTTCGCCATCAAACTCGGCAATACAATCTACGGTTCCAGCAATTCCTAATTGTTTGCTATAAAGTGAACCTTCAAGAGCATGAATATTATTTATACGATTTAATTCACCTTTAGAAATTTTAAAGAGAAACTCTGAAAGAGGTTGAACTTCTGGTAGTTCTTCATTTTTTAGATGATGTTCTACCAAAGTATGCATATCAGTTCCACGACTGGTTGCCTGCTTTGTGATTTTATCCGCAGTTTCTTCTCCGACTTTTTTACGCCAGTCCATAAAGAACTGGCGATTTTTGTGACTTGTTACAGAGGTTATAGAGACTAATTTTAGTAGTTCTTCATTATCAGGAACTTCATAATATCTGACCCCATCAATTGTAGTTCTATTAAGTTTAGGGAGTTCAATATCAACGTGATTAAACATTAAAAACCTGCTTCCATTTTTGCCAAAATATACTCTTTAACAAGTCCAGAACGAACGATATCGTCTACACCAAATTCAATTATATCGAATGAGGGCATTTTACGCAAGACTGCCATAAAATCTACAATGCCATTACGCTCATTTGTCTTCTGTAAGTCTGACTGAGTAGCATCTCCACAGAAACAAATTTTTGTATTTTCACCAACGCGGGTAATGATACTATCCAGTTCATGAAAATTAAGGTTCTGGAATTCATCAACAATTACAATTGCGTTATCTAAAGTTGTTCCGCGAAGAAATGAAGTACTCCAGAACTTGATTGTTTCTTGAGATTTAAGATTGCCATAAAGCATTTCAAAATCAGCGTCAGAAGGCATCTGGAACATATACTTCACCATATTCTTATATGGAATTTGATAAATGTCTGCCTTATCATCATGTGTTCCTGGGAGGAATCCGATTTCTCTTGTGGCAACCAAAGAACGAACTAGGTAAATTCTTTCGTAGGGACTTCTTTCATCAAGAACATCTTTTAATGCATTATAAAGAGTGATAAAAGTTTTACCCGTTCCAGCGCAACCATAAGCAACAATGTGTTTATGGTCTGCGTAGGATTCAAAAAGTTTTCTTTGATTTTCTGTGAGTGGGTCAATATCAAGTAGATATTCTTGACTGAGTGGCTTTCTACGCTTCATTTGACGAGTAGTAAGACCAACCCCAATTGGTTGCTCTGCTCTTTTTCTTCTAGCCATATTAGAGTTTATTTACAGTTGAACCTGGTGCTTTACTTGCTTTCTCAAGGACATCATTCCATCCAGGATTACGATTAATGAGCTTATTTCTCCACTCGCCCACTTCACCAGGTTGTGGGCAAGTTGATGGATCAGACCAATCACGAATCCATTCTGGATTGTCTTTTTTCCACTGGTCCCAATCGTGGATGCTCATCTCCACTTCTTTTTGTTCTCCAGTGACTGTATTCACTACTGGGTAAGTTGCCATAAAGTTATGAAATCAAGATAATTTATTTAGATCCACTCCAGTGCTTGTGAAACTGAAGGAAATTGTTGCTTAAAGACTTCTTTACAAGCAAGTGCAATATCCATGTGCTCTTTTTGAGTACCATTTGCAGAGCGAAGATTAATATAATGAATCCACGACCTGCACGAACCAGACATATAAATTTTTGTTGGTGTTGCTAGAGGCAATACAAACCTTGCACACTCCTTTGCCACCTCAGCATCAAGAAGTTCCTTGTAGAGTTCCATACCTGCCTTAAAATGATCATTAATTTTCAACCATAGATCCGCTTTAAGTTCTTCAGAAAGATCATCAATAGAGTTCTGACGATTCTTCGTATCTTGACGGCGAAGTTCTGGAACAGGAATTGTTTCACCTAGCAGAGAAGAATCTGCATAACGTTGTGAAAATTCTTGATATGTGAATGACCGATGGCGCAGAATTTGAGCAGCAATACCACGATTCGTTTCAATTTCAAGAGTCATAAAAGACTGTTCAAACACAGACCAATGATTATGCTTAATACAATAAGCAAGCAACTTGGCATAGTTTTCGTTGTCTTGATTCGCTGGATTGCTAACTCTAGCAACATATGCCATTGTTTTTTCTGCATCAGGAGTAACACTAATAAGTTTTACGCTCATTTCTTTCCAAATCCCTTTGATGTTTGTGCTTCAAGTTCTGCAAGTTCTTTTTTAACTACTCGCAGTTGTGATTTCATTTCTTTAAGTTGTTCTCCAGTATAGAGATGATCTTGCTTGGTAAGTTTCTCAAGCAATTTTACAAGTTTTTTTGCCCTACTAGTCATTGTCCTCTTCAAAGATTTCGTCGTAATCAAGGTATTTTGGTTTAATGTCATCATACTTGTATGCTTTAGCATCAGAATAGACTTCCGCTTTCAGAGAATCTACAAGCAACTCAAGATTACGAACAATAAGTTTTAGTTTTTCCCTGTCCATACCTCATAGTTCTCTCTCAACATTTTACACAAAAAAAGGGAAGAAGTCAATCTTCCCTAAAATCAAATTTATTTGTAAATCCACTGAATATACAATGATAGAAGTGCAATTAAAGCGGCAGATCCAACTGTGATTTGTGCAAGAACTAACATTATTTTGCTCCTGCGTTTATAAGAAGTGCTTTATGACGACGACTTTCTTTTTGCTTTTGCTCTTTAATAAGTTGAAGAACATTGAGTTTTTTCATCACTTTACCTCCTTTACAAACTTAACACCACGATAGGTTTCGTTGTATTGTTGAGGTTGTTGTTGAACCTGTTGTTGACGACGAACTTGGGTGTCGTATGGGACACCACGATATACTACTTGAGACATTAGGTTTGCTCCTTTACTAAAAGTAAATTTGCGTTCCTTCAGTCGGCGTTTGCGTTCGCTATTTCGAAATAGCGAATGAACGATCCGTTCCGCGTCGGCTTACTTCCGTCGCTATAAGCGATGAACGTATATAAATTTATAAAAGTTTTTTTGTAAAATAGGATACAATTTTAAAAAACCTTTACATAAAAATTTTACTGAAAAATTTTTTTGACACTCCGGGAAATCACTTACGCTTTTTGGTTTTGGGGGATGCCTTGTATCCCCAAATTCTAGGGTTGACTCTACCATAACCCCAGTCAATTTTTTGCACTGATCCTGGTCCAAACTTATCGTAGTATAAGTCAAAAATACGAATTCTATTTCCTCTACAAAGATCAATATACTTTTTATTATTAACTTGATAGACTACAATGTAAGCATCATTTGGGAATGATGGGTCTTTAACCAGATCCATTGTTGTATTTTCAAGTAGAATTTCACAACCATAAAGAGGAGGAATATCTTTTTTTTCTTCAGGTGTCCATTCCACTTTTAGTGTCTCCTTTTTTACACTACTAACTGTACTCACGAACGACCTCCCCAAGTAATATCAGGATAAGATTCGGAAACAATTTCTTTAGTAATTTTGTATCGGGTATCAAGTTTTTTATCTTTTATAAGACATAGAATTTCTGCTTCTAATGGGTGAAGACCTTGCAAAAGATTAATAAACATTGATTCTCTACGAATATTGCTCATCCCATCATTTCCACCTTTAATGAAATGATAAAAGTTTTTATATTCCTTACGAATAGTGGTATGACCTTGCTTATCGGATGACCCCATAGAAAATGATCCAGTCTCATGCATCTTCCTAACTTCTTCCGTAATTTTTGTAGAAAGAGTACCACTATTCACAGTTTGATCGTCAAACTCTGAATAAGGGACTGGTCCTTCAGGTAGCATAGAAATTACACTTTCATCAAAATTCCAAATAAAAATTGCTTTCAATGAAGGATCTTCGTATTTTTTAAGAACCTCTACTTTTTTAGCATTAGACCTTTGCCGTGAAGCAAGATCCAATACCTCAAAAATAAAAGGATTTTTTGGAAGGTTATCTGCAACAGGAGTTGAAGCAGGTTTTTTTGCTTGAACCGTTTTTGCTTTTGTTGTCGCTGTTGCTTTCTTCGTTGTTGTTGTCATATCAATTCAAAATCTAAAATGATTTATGGTATTTAGTTAATCTTCATCATCTTCAAGTTCATCATCATCAAAATAATCTGGATTGAAACTAATTGCTAAAACTTCATCTGGAATAACATTTCCATTATTATCAAAAAATTCAGGGTGAAGTTTTGGTTTATCTTGATAATTCATCATATACTCTCTAGCAACCCAACCTGTAACAAGACCTACTATAAGAAATAGGATAGTTAAAAAACAACCAAATACCAAACTAGTTGCTAACATTTCTTTTTCTCCGGGAAACTACTTTTGTTTTCCTTGATTTGAAGGAAAATTCAAAATAAATGGTTACTTCCCGATTGAGAAAGCAAACCATTTTCTCAAATATGATGTGAAATGGATAGGTTTGCTTTCTTTTTCCTCCATGTAAAAGAACTTCAACACCACGATTCATGTGGTTATTATTATTTATGTTTTTACTAGACAATTTGTTGTTCTTTAAGATATTTTACGGTGTCTGTACACCCCCCAAGTTTTTTGTCATCACAAACCACCTGAGGAAATGTAGCACCCTTACCAAACTCGGCATAAAATTCGTCTTTGGTGAAGTGCTCATTGAGATTATACACCACGAACTTACTTCCAGTCAACTCCAGAACTTGCTTAACTTTATAGCAATATGGACAACCTTCTTTAGAATATACTGCAAAATTCATATCATTCTTCCACAGAAGTTTGTGCTTCTTCAGTTGAAGGGGGTTCTTCCAGTGATACTCCAATCTGCTGAAGATATTCAATTACGCCTTGCATTTTTAAAACTATTTCCTTCTTTTCTAAAATTTTATTATTAAGATCTTGAATTTCATCAAGTAAAGTTTTTTGTTGCTGAATAATAGATTGTAAATGCTGTCTTTGTTCTGTCATTGCAATTCATGTGCGCTGCGAAATTATTTATAGATTAAAATAAATCCCTAGAAATGTCAAGTATTTTCTTGAGAAGATTCAATGAGTGGAGTTGTAAGAGTAATCCATTCTTCTTCTGTTAGTTGAGTTACACCATTTCCTCCAGGAAGAACTGCATCATCATCACAGACAGATAAACAATAATCAACTCCATTATCATCCGTCAACCAGTATTTAACATCTAAACCTTTGATTGGCGGATGAGTTTTAGGAACTTCGTTTGCTTCAATTAAAAATCTATCTAAACTTGGATAAATTACCCAATAGTGCTTGATGTACATAAAAAATTAATTTAACTTTTGATATTTATTAGCAGACTCCATATTTAGATTTGAGATTATTGCATTGAGTTTCCATGCTCTCAAATCCTTTAACAGTCATCCAAGTTACCATAGAATACCTATCACCTTTAGTTACAGGTTCAACTCCATGTAGATAATATCTGTTTGAGGGGAAGCAAACTAAAAGACCAGGTTCTGGGCGAATACGAATATGAAGATTTGGAAATACAAAATCACCGCCTTCAAAATCATCATTCAAATATAAGACCATAGACAAATCTCGATCTATGGTTTTTCTCCACACCTGAGTTTGATCTGGAGCAGTCCACATACCTTCACCATCAATGTGGGGTTGGTAATGACCCCCTACACCATAGCAAAGTAGTTGTGGAACCTCACTACTATCAACCTCAAACTGATAAAACGGGTTAATAACCTGCTTTACAATGTTATGCATTAATTCATTGACCTGAGGAAACACAGGTTCAATTGGTGCAATTTGAGTATCTCTAGTCTTCTTATCAGTAATCCATTCAGTCTGTCTAGTTTGATTGGATTTGTCTGGGTCAAATACTGAAAGATCTTCTGTCTTTGACGTTTTCATATGATGAACCAAAGCATCAATTCCTTCTGGACTGATGACTTTTGGGGCAATCAAAATATTTGATAATAAATTCATTTTGAATAATGTATTTTTAGATATTTATCTTGTAGTATTTGAAGTTGCCGTTGGTTTACTTAATGGACTGTAATGCAAAGTTCCTCTGGGAATTGCTGCAACTAAATCATTAGAAAAATTTATTCTATCAACTGAACTTCTTGTGGTAGTACTAGGCGTAGCCGGAGTATAACCTCCACCAAACCAACCATAGTTAGAGTTGCCGGTTCCAGCAAAAGTAATTCGTGCTGTACTTAATGGTCCCCTAATAGATGTAGATGCAGAGTCATTAGAGAAATCAGAACGTTCTACTGTGGATTGAAATACCCCTCCAGGACCTACACCTCCACACCACCAACCATAATTAGAATTTCCTGTTGCTGCTAAGTCATATATTTGTGAACTTAATGAACCTCTTGTTGATGCAGTCAAAAAATCATTAGAAAAATCTACACGATCTATTAATGATACCCTGTTTACACTGCTAATATATCCGCCACCAAACCAACCATAGTTAGAGTTTCCTGTTGCCGCTAAATTTCTTCTTGCTAACGATAAAGGTCCTTTAAGCAAATTAACCATAGAATCATCGGAAAAATTTATACGATCTACTATTGAAGTTACTGCAGGGGAAATAAATCCCCCACCAAACCAACCATAATTAGAGTTTCCAACTGAAGCAAACCGAGATCTAAGTCTAAGTGCAGTTCTGGTGATCATTGCCACAGAATCGTTAGAAAAATTTATACGATCCGTCGTGCTCAGGGTAGTGCCAGGAAAGGTTGATACTCCCCCATTAAACCACCCATAAGCAGAATTGCTGGATGCAGCCATGGTAAATTTTGACGAACTTAACGGTCCTCTTGGGGATGCAGTTACAGAATCATTAGAAAAGTTTATTCTTGAAACTGCAGATGTTGCTACTCCAGGGAAAGATCCTCCACCTCCAAACCAACCAAAATTACCTGTTTGTTGGTTAAGAATACTAGAAGACTTTGCTTGTCCAGATGTCGCTGCCGTAGCCCATTTAGATTCACTTAATGAACCTCTAATTGATGCAGTTACGGAATCATTAGAGAAATCTATACGATCTACTGTTGATAATCTTGGAGTGCCTGTCGTTCCGCCACCAAACCAACCATAATTAAAATTTCCAGTCGCCCCTAAACCATATCTGGTAGAACTTAAAGGACCTCTGACCAATGCAGTTGTCAAATCATTGGAAAAATTTATACGATCTACGGTTGATAACTGTACTGCTGGAGTTGGAAATCTTACACCTGCACCAAACCAACCATAGTCATAGTTTCCTGCTGCACCAATAGATTCTTTAGCGGAGCTTAATGATCCTCTAACAGATGATGTTGAAGAATCATTAGAAAAATCTATACGATCTACAGTAGATATTGAGTTAAGAGGAGGTATATTACCACCAGCAAACCAACCATAATTTATATTTCCTGCTGATTGGACATTCCATTTTGATAAGGTTAATTGACCTCTAACTGATGCAGTTGCAGAATCATTAGAAAAATCTATACGATCTACTGTTGATTGTAATCCAATAATAGAATTGCCACTACCAAACCAACCGTAGTTAGAATTTCCTGTTGCCCCTAAACTACTTCTTGTTGAACTTAATGGTCCCCTAGATATGGGAGAAGTAAGATCATTAGAAAAATTTACACGATCTACTGTTGATATTGTTACTGTAGAAGCACCACCACCAAACCATCCATAGTTAGAATTTCCTGTTGCTCCGGAACTACCTTTTACTGCACTAAATGAACTTCTTGATGATACTGATATAGAATCATTAGAAAAATCTATACGATCTATTGAAGATGAATTGGGGCTTGGTGAGGGAGGTGATCCTCCACCAAACCAACCATGAGTTTGAGAACTACTCCAAGTTGTGCTAGTAACAGGACTATCAGTCACTAACATTACTAAACCAGTTGTCGTAATACCTGGAGTAACAGAACCCAAATATCCAGTCGTTGCATAAGAAACTGTTGTAGTTCCTGCAAATCCAGTGACAATAAAAGTGCCATTATAACCAGTGTATGCAGTTCCAGTGGCATCTCCAAGACCTGAAACTGCAATTTTAGAACCTACATAAAAAGGTGTCGTTGAAAGTCCAGCAGCAGAAGAAAGTGTAAGAGTTGCAATTCCTACAGAGGTGTCTAAAGTTGCACCCGTAATCGCAATACCAGCGCCAGAAGTTGCCTGATTAATTTGTATAGTAGAAACTGTAACAGGATTTGATTTACTGAAATAAATCCCATCAAGTCCAAATACATCTCCCGGCATCTACTTTCTCCTTATGGATTTCTGGTTTCTAAAAGTTGTTGATGTTGTTCAGTTCCAGGGGCAATTAGACCAAGATCGGTATTTGTAACTTCTTCAATACCACGAAGAACTTTTTCTTGTAAAGTATTTAAGAATCTGTCTGGATCATTAAGAGCATCTGCAAGAGAACCATATCCATTCTTAATACGATTAGTATCATCACTTACCAAAGTTGGAGCAGTTCCTCTTCTCATCGAATGTAAATTGCCAATACTGATACCAGTTTTAGAACTAATCATTTCATCTAAAGATTGCTCTGCAAATCTTCTTTCCCAATAAACATGATCTTCTGCTTCAAATTGTTCACGAGTAACTGTCTTACCGCCATTAAGTTCAATGAGTTTATTGATGATCTTATCAAAGAAATTCATTTGTTGAATACGATCACGAATTTCAAGTTCGCACGATTTTAGATAATTTTGAAGAGATAATGAATCCAAATCATACCAATAAAGTTTTGTTGAAGAACCATTAGGACCTGAAGTATGCCATTCAACTGGTTTTGATTTGTCTTTTCCTTCCCAACGATATTCAAATTCACGAACTCTTTCTTTCATCTCAATAAGTTTAGTCATATACCCCTCAGCAAGAATACGACGATTCTTAATTGCTGCTTGAAAAGCTGCAGGAACTGTATATTGCTCTAAAAGGAAAAACTTCTCAATTTGAAAATTAGTTCTTCCTTGTGCCAGTTCTTTATCTGCTTCTTCCCAACGAAGAACTTCCTTAAATGCTTGTTGAAGATATTCTTCGTTATTAACTGCTTCTTCTGGAGTAACAATTTGCAATTGATTACAGTTTTCAGTCATAGTCTTTTTAGTGAATGGATCTAATGTTTGTTTCCAAACGTTTGCAATTTTTTTCCAATCATAAGTTTCAGTTGCATAATTTGAAACTGATTGTGAAATTTGATCATAATATTGCCTGTCATTATCAAAAAAATATAATACTGACTTGCAGGCACTTATAAGGTTATTTAGGAAGTTATCAGTAACTTCATAACCTTTGGTGGTTCTTATTCCTTCCATTGGCACTATGGTTGCAATCTCATTTGACACTTCAGGTATTGCACCGATATCAGTAATAATAGGGTAGCAACCACATGCCATTGCCTCTGCAAGAGAAACGCAGAATGTTTCTTCCCAGATGTTTGGGTGAATAAAAAATGCAGCATCTTGTAAATGCTCAATAAGTTCCTCTTGATCCACTGCTGGCGAATAAATCACATTTGGAAGTGATTTGAGATACTCATAAAGTTCAGTGTATGGATCTTCTGCAATATCATATAGATTCATTGCAGAAAAAATCTTAAATGTTGCTTCTGGAACGTGAGGAATAATTTGTGCTAAAACTTCCAAACCCTTGTATGGGATCGAAGTGTATATAAAAGTTTTTGATTTTTTAATAGAGTAAGTAAATTTTTTTGATACTCCAGTTGGAATTACGACAATTTTATCTTCTGGAATTTGATGATAATGAATAAATTGTTCTCGACACCAGTTTGATGGAGATACAATTAAATCACAAATTGAAAAGTCAAAATTTACATAATGAGGTTGATCATATGAATGCTGAGTCCATAAAACCTTAAATTGTTTATTTGATTGTTGAAGTTCTTGTGGTAAATGAGAAACTATAATATTTTCTGGAAATTTATAATATTCCTCAAGAAAATAATAAGAACTTTCACTTGCTCCTGATTTCATAATTTTATCTTATTGTATTTGATGCTGCAGAAGAACTATATCTAGCTGCACTTAAAACTCCTCTAGTAGTTGCAGTTGAACTATCATTTGAAAAATTAATTCTATCGACTATAGAATACATTGTAAATGAACTAAAGTAACCACCACCAAACCATCCATAGTTAGAATTACCAGTGGCACTATGAGCACTTTTAAATGTCGATAAAAATGCTCTTGGAGAAAATGCACTGAGGTCGTTAGAAAAATTTATCCTACTTACAGATCGTAAGAACCCTCCAGAATAACCTCCTGCCCACCATCCATAATTAGAGTTTCCAGTCGCAGCCGCTTTATTTGTTGCTGAAACAGGAGATCTCACTGATGAAGCTGCGAGGTCATTTGAAAAATTCATACGATCAATAGTGGATCTTGTAACCCCACCAGATGCACCAGTTCCCCACCACCCATAATTAGAATTACCTGTTGCGGAAACCATAAAATAAGTATTTGCTAGAGGTCCTCTTAGAGAAGTTGCCGTAAGATCATTTGAAAAATCAATACGATAAACTGTAGATACTGTGCTCGGGTCTTTTGCGCCTTGTCCCACCCATCCATAATTAGAATTTCCAGTGGCAGCGGCACCATATCTATTATCTATTAGAGGTCCTCTAACTAAAGCAGAAGCGGAATCATTATTAAAATTTAGTCTAACAACCTGAGACGTTGAAGCGGGACTAGATCCACTATGTCCACCACTAAACCAACCATAATCAAAGTTTCCGGTAGATGCCATCGTTAATCTACTCGAAGTAAAATTAGTTCTCGTAGAAGCAGTTATAGAATCATTGGAAAAATCAATACGATCTATTCTATTTGTTGCTATTAATCCAGTTCCTGGATTAGAACCTCCACCAACAAACCAACCAAAATTTCCACCTTTTTGTCTACGAATATTAAGAACGCCTGAAGTTGCTGCTAAATTTCCTCTTGCAGTAAATAATAAACCTCTTGGAGATGCTGCTACTAAATCACTAGAAAAATCTATGCGGTCTATTGCCGATGTTGCTGCTGGAAATTCTGCTCCACCAAACCATCCATAGTCAGAATTACCAGTTGCTGCTGCAGTTGCTTTTGCGGATACCAATGAACCTCTAACAGATGCTGTTACTAAATCATTAGAAAAATCAATACGGTCTACTGTTTCTGTTGCTGCGGGACCAGGTATAAGACCTCCACCAAACCAACCATAGTTAGAATTACCAGTTGCCGTAGATTTTTGCCTTGCCAAACTTAATGGACTTCTTGGTGATGCTATTGCAGAATCATTTGAAAAATCCACACGATCTACTGTCGAATAAACAGTAGGTGCCACATATCCACCACCAAACCAACCATAGTTGGAATTACCAGTTGCTGCAAATCTTTCTCTTGCTAAACTTGATAGACCTCTAGATAATGCTATTGTAGAGTCATTAGAAAAATCTATGCGATCAACTGCCGATACTACTGCAGGAGTTGCAATAGAACCACCACAAAACCAACCATAATTGAAATTTCCTGTTGCTGCTAAATCAGCTTTTGCTAAAGTTAATGAACCTCTTGGGGTTGCTGTTGCAGAATCATTAGAAAAATCTATACGATCTACTGTCGATACTGAAGGAAATCCACCACCAAACCACCCATAGTTAGAGTTTCCTGTTGCTGCCATGCTTCGGTTTATTGAACTTAATAAACCCCTTGATTGCGCTGTTACGGAATCATTAGAGAAATCTATACGGTCTATAGTTGATACATTTGCTGGTGTTGGAGTAAGACCACCACCAAACCAACCATGATTTGCAACTGATTCTTTATTTAACCATACATTCTGCACTCTCGCAGATCGAACTTCATTTAAACCAAATACTCCAAATACACTATTATTTCCTACAGGCATTTACTTAAATGAATAATTGAATGGGTTGTTTTGGTTGTCTCCAAAATTCCATATTGGAATATTTGTTCAATATATAATCACTTAAAATTTCTTCTGGTTTTCGACAAGTTTTTTTGACTTGTTTATGAACTTGATGCATATCACTCAAACCATAAACTTCATTATCTCTCTCACGGTATTTATGATCCACATTATCAAAATCATGCTGATAATAAGGCAATTCTAAAAATTGATATATTTTTCTAAAAGTTTCTTCTGGTCGATACACTAGATCATTATATTCAATCAAATGCATATATCTTCCACAACCCTTTTCAAATCCTTGACTAAAAGCATATAAAGATTGATCTACAATTCCTTCAGGACACATTAAATAATCACATCGATTATCATCATTTAATTCATACCCACGATCTTTAAGTACTTTATCTACAAAAGATAATTGGTTTGGATTACGATGAATCATCTGAATAAAAGATGCAAGAATTTCTAATACATCTCTTACTGGACAAAGAATCTTCGGTGTTTTTGTGATATATTCTTGTATTCTATCAATGTTATTAGGCCAAGCACGACATTTATCAATCACAATCGGTTTATCAATATCACTATAATAATTATCAATTACGCTTGAAATAATTTTATGATGCTGTTTTGGTTTTGGGTATGCAAGTGCTTGCTCTGACGTCCCAAAATACTGTTCAGTATAATACATAATCTCCAATACAGGGGATATAGCACCACAATGAATATCTGGATTTTGATTTAAAATCGCAGATAGTAAAGTAGAACCAGAACGAGGTAATCCACTCTCAAAAAAATATACTTTATCCATTCGTAAAAAAGAATAACTGAACTAGTCTACCATTCTCTAAACAATCTCCAAAGTTTTCTCCATGAGAGTGCCAAAGTTTTGGATCAAATATTACTGCTCTATTATACTGCATATTTGCAAGACAATACCTATCCCACTTAGAACGATCTAAACCATCACCATATACAATACCTTCCCTTATCTCATCATAAGAGGTATAACCAAACCAACTTGCTTCGTGATGTTCAGGGCATCTTTCCCAACCAAGTTTTTTATGCCTCCAGAAAGATGTTCCTGCTTCAGGAATACATTGGTTTGGTAGATTCATATAAAGAACGCAGCCCCAGTCCCAGATTGGATCAATATGAATATCTTGCTGAAATGTATCATTCTCCAATGACAACCTAAAGTCGCCATGATTTCCCTCTTGTGCAGGAATAAGAGATCTTCCTAAAAGCAGTTCAAACTTATTATGAATTTCTTTGTTATAAAATGTTCCTTTTGAATTTCTTCCGGGATAAGTATACCCATCTTCAGGTTGTGGATACTCTAGATTTAGTGCATATTGACGAACTTCATATGGGTTTTCATAAAAGTTATCAACAATGATAATATTTTGCCTCATAAAAATAATCTAATTTCAATTATTTATTTTATTGCATTAGAACAAGCAGACAGTCTAGATCTAATCTGAGATAGTATAGATCTTGATGCAGCTGTCGCTAAGTCATTGGAAAAATTACTTTTTACTACGCTACTGGTATAAACAGTAGTATAACCTCCGCCCCACCAAGCATAATTTTTGTCCGAAGTCCCTCCATGAGAATATCGAATAGATGGCATTATTCCTCTTAGTAATGCTGTTGCAGAATCATTAGAAAAATCTATACGATCTATTGATGAACGTGTAGTTCCACCACACCACCAACCATAATTAGAGTTTCCTGTAGCAGCAGACCAATCTCTATTAACAGATAAGTTACCTCTAACCGATGCTATTGAACTATCATTAGAAAAATCTAGTCTATCTACTCTAGAACTTGATGTTCCTCCACCAAACCAACCATAGTCAGAATTTCCTGTTGCCGATAATCTAGCTCTAGATGTAGATAAATTTCCCCTTCTTGATGATGTAACGTTATCATTGGAAAAATCTATTCTTTCTACTACAGTATTTGATGAAGAACCTCCAGAAATCCAATTATAATTTGCATTTGAAGTTGAAAAAATGTAAGTTTTTGGTGATATGAGTCTTCCCCTAGGAATCGCTGTTCGGGTATCATTTGAAAAGTCTACTCTATCAACTAAATTAGAAGTTCCAGGTGCTGCATTACCTCCGCTCCACCAACCATAATTTTTATTACTAGATGCAGCAGTTCCTCCTCTTCCAAATGATAAAGACCCTCTTAGAGATGCTGACGCTAGATCATTAGAAAAATTAATTCGATCAACTACAGCATAATAAAATATCGAAGATGGAGGAATAAGATAATAACCACCACCAAACCAACCAAAATTACCTGACGCTTGTGGAAGAATACTTGGGGGTTTTGCTTGTCCAGATGTAGACGAAGAAAAATCTCTACTTAAACTTAATGAACCTCTAACTGATGCAGTTGCCAAATCATTTGAAAAATCAATACGATCTACTGTGGACAATACTACTGGACCAGGAGTATTTCCGCCACCAAACCAACCATAATTAGTATTCCCAGAACTTCTTGGAGCATTTTTTGCTAAACTTAATGGTCCTCTAACTAATGCAGTTGCCAAATCATTTGAAAAATCAATACGATCTACTGTTGACACTGGACCGGGAAGTCCACCACCAAACCATCCATAGTTAGAGTTGCCAGTTGCTCCTGAACCACCTCTTGCTGAACTTAATGGTCCTCTAACTGATGCGGTCGTAAAATCATTTGAAAAATCAATGCGATCTACTGTTGATACTGGCGCACTTCCACCAGCAAACCATCCATAGTTAGAGTTGCCAGTTGCTGCGGGAGGAGTTCTTGAAATACTTAAAAATCCTCTTAATGGTGCAGTTGTTAGATCATTTGAAAAATCAATACGATCTACTGTCGATATTACTGCTGCTGATACACCACCAGCACCAAACCACCCATAGTTAGAATTTTTTACTGCTCCTGAACCATCTTTTGCTAAACTCAATGGTCCTCTAACTGATGCGGTCGTAGAATCATTTGAAAAATCAATACGATCTACTGTTGAAAAAAATACTGCATTAGTTCTGCCACCACCAAACCATCCATAGTTAGAATTTCCAGTTGCTGCCAAACTGTATCTTGCTGAACTTAATGAACCTCTTGGCGATGTTGTTGAAGAATCATTAGAAAAATCTATACGATCAACCGTAGAATGTGATATAGGTGTAGGAGTAGAAAGAACTCTTCCAGCACCAAACCAACCATAAGAATTTAAAGTGGTATAAGTTTCAGTTCTTTTTAAGTTATAAGTTTGACCTAAACCAAATACCCCTGTCGCCATTTTATTTACCGAATACGTGAGAACCGATATGTTGTAATTCTATACTTGTATCTAACCAAACATCATATCCAACTTCATTAAGTCTTTTAAAGAAACTCATATCCTCTCCCAGATACTTGCCATTTTCACACATTTCTGCAAAGTAATGATATGAATTATCGTATTCTTTTTCTGTAATTGGATAATTTGAATTATTTAATGAAGGAAAATATTTCAGTTCACTATAATACTTATTTAGTTTAGCAAAGACACTTCTATGAATCATCACAAATCCCATACCTATTCCACCAATTTTAATTAGATTGCCGCACAATTTTATTGGATTGCATACATCATAACAATACCTTAATGGAATTGTTTTCATTGGATATGCGGCAGATACTATTGGTTTTTGATATGAATATAACTTCAATACATCTTCTGCCCGAAATGCAACATCAGCATCCAAACAAAACAAATACTCAAACTCAGTATTATTCATGAAGAAATTTGCAATTCTTGATCTACCTTTTGAGATCATGGATTCATTAGCAACAGTCATAATACCATGATCAATGTTATTACGAACCAAAAGTTTACCTAGATTGAATAGTGAAGTTGAAGTTTTTTCACTAACCAAACCACCATAACAAGGTAATGATATAAGAATACTCATAATTATTGAATCTTTTGTTTTCCTGCGATTTGTATTTCTATTGAGTTTAATGTATCTGAGAATGCAAAAATTGATTGACCTATTCCTAATCGTTTTGGTGCTTCACATAATTCAATCGTTGAATTTTTAGGAACAATTAAGTTATAGGCTAAGTAGGTAAAGATTGTATCAGAGTTTCCAATTCCAACCCAAACTGGATAATCACCAGAATCACTAATGTTTGAAACTCTAATTGATTGTACCACAGAAGGATAAGTATTACCAGTCCCATAATAAACTGTTGCTGTAGTTCCAACACCAACTCCTCTACTACTTCCATTTAAATATGCAGTATCTGTTGTTGCCTGATAAACAATTGTAGTCTGCAATGAACCATCTTGAGGAACAATTGCATCAATAAATTGAACAGGAGTAGCACTTAAAGCAGATCTTACTGCCTTAGTGATCGGTACAACCAATGTACCTGGCGTATAACCAACACCAACGTAAGTATTTGTAGCAATTCCAGATCCAACAACTAGTTGTCCCGCAGCGATTCCAGAAAAAGTAGAAACACCAATTGTTGCAAATCCAACTGGTGCAGATGCAGTTGTGCTAAGGGCAACGCCAACTGTTCCTAACCCAGTCGCTTGTACACGAACACTGTCACTTGGGTATAAAACAAATGGTTGTTTCATTATTTCAACAGCAGATCCAACAGGAACTGGAAGTCTAGATACAACTTTCGATACTGGTGTAAAGAATCCTGTTCCAGACATAGGTCCAAGAAGAGGTTTACTTAAGAATATTACAGTTCCAGAAACATCAGTTACTAGTGTATTAAAATCAACATTAGTTCCTGTAAACGCCATGCCAACGGTAATACTACTTGCACTTGAAACTCTGCAAGTATGAATACCAGATGTTCCAGCACTTACAACTGCTGGAACTTTTAAAGCATCAAGGTCAAATGCTGCTGTAATTTCAGCATCACCATTCGATATGTTAGTTACGTGAATAGAATGAACGATATAATCAAGACCAGATGTTGAAGGGAATGATGTAATTTGTGTCGTTGTAGTTCCAACTCCAACTCTATCTAGTGTGCCAGTTGGTGTTACATAAAAGACATTATCAATATTTGTATCAAATTTAGCAGCGATCCCACTTCCACCACCACTAGCAGGAGTAGTCCATTGCGTACCAGTTTCAGTTGACTGTAAAACTTGCCCCGAAATTCCTGCAGAATTTGTAGAATCGTAAATTGCGCCACTAATTCTAGCGTTACCTTCAACATGTAAGAGTTGTGATGGATTAGTGATTCCTATACCAGTACTGGTTGAAATATAAGCACCACCAGTTACCTGAAGCAATTGAGATACGGTTCCAGTTTGTGCTACTGATCCAATTAATACTGGTCCGCTACTAAAAGTTGAAATTCCAGAAATACTTAATGCAGTTCCAACTATATCAGTTCCAGTAATACCACCTCCAGTAAACTCACCATAAACATTACTGAAAATTCTATTTGCAGTTAAAATTCCAGTAATAAATGTATCACCCACAACATAAAGTGGTGAAGATGCATTATCAGTTCCTATACCAATATTCGTTGCTGTTAATAACCCAACTGTAGAAACACCAGAAACACTAAGTTGAGTAATTGATGCTGTACCACCAGAAACCCTTGTAGATACTCCTGCAGTATCAGAATAAGTTGCTACTCCAGCATTAGGTGCATAAGTCGCTACACCTGCTGTTGAAGCATAGGTAGATACTCCACTTAAAGATACATAATCTGCAATAGTAATAGTTGCTTCAGAACCTGCTGCAGTAGCAGTAACATTTGGACCAACAAAATTGATAGAGGAAATACTTCCTGCAGTTCCAACAATAGAATTTTCTTCTCTAACTGTGATCCCACTAATTGCACCCAAAGATTCAACAGTTATTCCGGTTAATTTAGATCCATCACCATAATATGTTACAACACCAGAAGTTGCGGTGACAATACCAGAAGATATTTGAACCGATCCCAAAGTTGAAATGCCAGAAGCATTGATATTCCTTACAACTGCTAAATCATTTTCAGTAAATTGAACTGACCCCGCTGCCAATCTTGTCCCTGATGGAAATTGAGTGCTTCCAATACCAACACCATAATTAAATAACCAAGCATCGGTATTCAGTCCGGCAAAAGCGCCAGACTTGAACCACATAATTTTCTTATATGTTGTGGGATTTATTTCTCCAATTGCAACATTTACAAGATCAACTAATGGACTACCTTCAGTAGATGCAACAGCAATACCACCATGATTTGCAGTAGTATCAGTAGAGACATCTTGCCCAAATGCATCGGTAGTAAATCCTACAATAATATCAGCATCACTGACTTTAAAATCTTGAACAATTAGATAACCAGTTGTTCCTCCAACAGTAATATTTCCAGTTACATTTAAATTATTATTGACTTGAAGATCATTCGCAATTGTTACATTTCCAGGTAATGTTGGATTTGATGGAATAGAAATGACAGGGGTTGATCCTTCACCAGTTCCTCCAGTTACTGTAATTTGATTTGCAGTTCCAGAAATTGATTGGATGTAATCTCCAGTTGTATCTCCACCAAGAGCAACAGAATTTGGTTGAATTGTTGCCGCTAAAGATACATTACCAGTTCCATCAAAACTTACTGGTGATGCAACGATATCCCCGGTAATTTCAAAAGTTCTTGAATTTTTAAGTGCTGTAGAGAGACCAGCATTGGGTGCATAAGTAGCAATACCAGCACTAGTTGCATAAGTAGCAATACCTGATGTTGAAGCGTAGGTCGCTACTCCAGCACTAGTTGCATAAGTAGCAATACCTGATGTTGAAGCATAGGTTGCTACTCCAGCATTAGGTGTATAGGTTGCTATTCCAGCATTAGGTGTATAGGTTGCTACACCTGCAGTTGAAGCATAAGTAGCAATACCTGATGTTGAAGCGTAAGTCGCTACTCCAGCATTAGGTGCATAAGTAGCAATACCAGCACTAGTTGCATAAGTTGCTACTCCAGCATTAGGTGCATAAGTAGAAATGCCACTTGAATCTGCATAAGTTGCTATTCCAGCATTAGGTGTATAGGTTGCTACACCTGCAGTTGAAGCATAAGTAGCAATACCTGATGTTGAAGCGTAGGTCGCTACTCCAGCATTGGACGCATAAGTTGCTACACCTGCAGTTGAAGCATAAGTAGAAATGCCACTCGAATCTGCATAAGTTGCTACTCCAGCATTGGACGCATAATTACCAGTTATTACAGAAATCGTAGCAATACCAGAGGAAATTGGAGTTACTAAAATACCACTAGAAAAGTTAAGTATTGTTGCAGCAACTCCAACTGATATTCCATCAGAATTGATACCAATTCCAGAACTGGGAGCAACGAGACCTGTTAACTGAGATCCATCTCCAATGAATCTTAAAGCAGTAATAATGCCAGTAGTATTAACACTAGAAGTGGTTGTTAAACCTGTTGCTACACCTGCAGTTGAAGCGTAGGTCGCTACTCCAGAGTTAGACGCATAAGTTGCCACGCCAGCATTCTGAGCATAATTGGCACTTGTCGCATTTCCACTAAATGAGTTAGCAGTAATAATGCCCGTAAACAAACCATCACCAATAACATGAATTTTTGATGTTGGATCTGTCGTTCCTATACCAAGTTTATCACTTACTGTAACAATTCCAGTGACTCCAAGATTATTAGGAACTAAAACCGTGGGAGTAGTAGAACTAGAAAAATCAATTGCAAGATAACCAGATGCATTATTAATTTTACTAGCACCTATTGTTCCTTGGAATGCTACATTTCCAGTTCCACCATAAATGTAAAATGAATTAGTTCCATCTGGGGCTTTAATAAATCCACTAGAAGGAACAAAAGATGAGGCAGTGATAACTCCAACAGAATATAAACTAGTTGCAGTTACAAATCCCAATGTAGAAATCCCAGATACTCTAAGTTGAGATACTGAAGAAATTCCACCAATAACACTCGTAGAAATTCCAGCATTAGAAGCGTAAGTTGCTACACCAGCATTAGAAGCATAAGTTGCTGTAGTAGAATTTCCATCAAAAGAAGAAGCTGTTATAATACCAGAACTAAAAATATTTCTAGATCGAATATCTATCAATTCTACATAATTATCAAATACAGTAAACCCAGTTCCAACAGTCAATCTGCTGTTATTTTTGACTGATGAGGTATTACCAATTGAAACTGCATAATTAAATACCCAAGCATCCGTGCCCATTCCCGAGTAATTACCTTCCTTAATCCACATTATTTGCTTATATGTGGAAGGTCTACTATTAACACCTACTTGAAGTGGTATATTGATAATGGGAGATCCAACTGTCGATGCAACAGAAATACCACCATGATTGGCAGTTACATCATTAGAAACATCATTACCATTAATATCTGTAGTATAACCAACAACAATATCTTTATCATTAATAACTAAAGTGGCGGCATTCAGTATAACTGAAGTACCACCAATACTCAAATTGCCGTTTACATAAAGATCATTTCCTACCGTAAAATCTCCGCTAGATGCAGTAATTCTATCAGAAGGAACTACACCGGAAGATAAATTAGAGGCGTTTAAAGATGTTAGATTTACCCCAGATCCAGAAAATGATGCTGCAGTAATAATACCAGATGTATTGACATTAGAAGTTGTTGTTAATCCAGTTGCAACTCCTGCATTAGAAACATAATCGGCAACAGTTACCGTAGAAATATTCCCAGAAGCAGTGGCAGTTATGTTTGGTCCAACAAAATCTAATTGAGATATACTATTTGCAGAACCAACAATAAAACCCTCTTCTCTTATGGTAAGACCAGTAATTGCATTTGAAGGGGCAGCAGCTTCCCAAGTTGGTATATTTGTTCCGCCATTAGATTGCAAAACATAACCAGACGGTCCATTTACAATAAATGAAGTTGTATCAGCAGAGATCTGATATGGTATAGAACCACCAGAACCACCTTTTAGATTTGTGGTTATACCAGCATTTACTGCATAAGTCGCTACACCAGCGTTAGGAGAATAATTAGATGATGGAAGATTACTTAACTGAGATCCATCTCCAGAAAATGAATTTGCAGTAATTACACCAGCAACTTTTACATCACCAATTACAGTTAAAGATGTTGTTGCATTAGTTGTCCCAATACCAACCTTACCTATAACTTCCAGTGATGTTAAATTTTCACTAAAAGAAGATACACCTATTTTAAAATTTTTCTGTCTGCCGCTGATGTACTTTGCCATTTTAGCTTAATGTTTCTAAAATACTACCAATAAATTTAATATCTGTTGAACTACTAGAAGATAATACTATTTTATCTCCAGATTCAAGAACAAGTTTTCCAGCAAGAAGATTAGCAGTATCACTGGAAGGAACTGGATAGTTCTTAAGTATCTCTGTCGTAACTGCTATACCTGATGTAGTTCTTTCATGAGAAAAAGAAACTGTATGAGTATCATTACCAACATTTGTTACCTGTGCTAATAGAACAACTCCAGAATAACCTACAGGGGCTGTATAAATTCCAACTGGACTTGTTTGCGCTATTTTAGTAACTGTTTTGAATACATTTAATGGTAACGCCATTTTATTACTCTCCTCCTAGTGCTAGAATAAATGGTGTCATAGTAGAAAATAGACTCTTAGTATAAGAATCCCCAGAAATAGTTCCCGTTTGTTGATTTATAACAACACCATCACCAATTCTAAAGTTTCCTGATTGATCTGTGCTTGTGTAAACAACTAGACCACCATTCCTCATATCAATCTCATTTTCTTGAATAGCAACTCCACCTTGTGCAGGAAGAGCTTGATTTATATTTGTACCAGAACCAATGTATTCAAATGAATGACCAGAGGCTAAAACTCTACTTTGCTTAAAGAAAACTATCTCAGTTCCAACACCAATAGAATATGGAACAGTGTCAGAAAGGGTAATAGTACAAATTCCAGAAGACACTGGGGTGGACCTTAATATAGAGTAATAAGATGGGGTAATTTCAACCTCAACTACTGCAGTATTTATTCCAACGTCAGGACCAGAAATTGAAATAGATGGTATCGAAGTGTAACCTCTTCCGGAAGATACAATATTGACTGAAGTTACACTACCATTTGAAATTTCAGCAACCGCAGATGCACCAATACCCCAATCAGTAGATGGTGCAGATATTGTTATTGTCGGAGTGCTGGTATAACCTGTGCCACCAGCACTAACATTAATTTTAGAAATATTGTAATATAATCTATCTAAGTAAATTACCTGACCATCAAAAGGTCTCGGTATTTGAATAAGTGCATTTCCACCAGAAACATAAGTATGGGATAATGTTGAACTACCAACATTAACAGTAAACACTGTACTTGCCATTGATACTGCTGGAAGAGCATTTACCCCATTAATATTACCAGCAGAAATTCTAGTAGTAATAATGCCGACTAAATTATCAATGAAAGATCTAACATCAGAACATGAATTTGGTGACGTATTAAATCCAGTAACAGGATCTGCTGCAATAGAAAGATTTTTTCCATTTAATTGATTAGTAATCGCAGATTTCATATAATCACGAGAAGCGGTGAAAGCAGTAATTGTCTCTGCTTCTTCCCCACTTAAACCATTTAAAATTGCATTTCCATTTATATCAAAATAAAATTTTGTAGCAGAAATAATATTTTCACTAGTATAGTCTCTAACATCTTTAGAAACAGCGTCAATAATATAACCAATATCACGAAAACACTTGCTACCACCAGAGGTAAAAGTTCCTAAATTTTCTGATGGAAGAGTAGAAGTATTCCCAACACCAATAATCGTTGTTACGATTCCAACCAAGTTATCAATATTAGACTGAACGTCGGCACAAGAATTTGGCGAAGTATTAAATCCAGTAAGAGGATCTGCAGTTATTGTAAGATCACTATAAGCAGCACCAACCAAAGTATTAGTGATCGCACTCTTCATTAAGTCTCTCGCTTGAGTGAAAGCATAAACTGATGCAGTCTCTACACCTACTAAACCATTTGATATTGGTAAACCTCCACTAAAATACTGAAGTGTAAACTCTCTAGAGTATTTGTTTCCTCCAGTAAACACATCGGTTGAAATTGCATCTACAAAATATCCAAGATCTCTTTTACACTTATCCATAGTTGTAGAAATTCCAGGATAAACATTGTATGTGTTAGTCCAAGCAACTCCAACAATTACATCTTTATTCTTTTGAATTAGTCGATAAGAATCGTAATATCTTGACCTAGAATTTGTTTGAGAATCTCCAGGGAAATAAAAGTCTGGGTGATTTAATGCTATTGCAGCTAAAGACTTATCTTGTATCTCTCTTTTGTTTAATTGAATTAAATTATATGAATCAACATATCTACCAGGAGCAACTGTTTTTGCCTCAAAAACATACCCATAGTTTCCACTCGGATAAGTTACAGTAGTAATTCCTCCATCAGATTCACAAGTAAATCCAAGACCAACAAGGTTTATTCCCATCCCCACAGAAAATTTATGAGGATTGTTAGTGTAAGCAGTCAATAGACCGGTAGTATTATCATAATATGCATTTACAATATTCAAAACAGGTGTATTAACATTTATAGTAAAAGTATCAGAATTTGCAGATGCAGACTGAGTTACTATACCAACATACTTTTTAGGACCAACTCCATCAGAAACTAATCCATAATTGCCAAAAGAAGCGTTTGAGTTTGTAAGATCACACGCCCCACCAGAACCACAATATACCGCTATATCTGGACAAATAGTGAATAACGAAACTAACTGAGCATATCCTTCATTAGTAATTGAAACACCTATACCACCCTGATTATATTGAGTATAGGAGTCAAGAACCATACTCTTTGTTGGACCAATAGATAAACTGCCATCAACTTTCATTCCAATGCTTCCTGGAATAAAGTTAGTACAGTTCTGAATATATGGCGATTGATTATTATAAGTAATTCTATCAGGATCAAATGAAAATATAGCGCCAGGGTTTGTAGGACCCACAAATGATAAGTTCCATATATAATTTCCATTGCCAAGATGAAAAAGATCACCTTGATTTTCAGGGGTAACTGTAACTTCTCTTAAACTATCACCAACGATACTTACTTGATCAGGTAATTTAATCGGGTTATCTTCTACATATGTCCCAGCACTAACTTTAATTACAGATCCACTTTGAGCAATTGCAACTGCTCCTTTAATTGTTGCTTTTGCTTGACCTAATTTTCTACCAGAATATGCATCGCTACCATTTTTAGTAACGTAAATTACATTATCAACTGTCGGAAAGTCCGATATACCAGCATAAGTTAATAGTACAATCTCAGTCCCAATTCCTGGTCTTTCTCTTTTTGTATAGAGAGCACCATCATAAGTATTAATCGCAAGTTCTCCTAACTGCAAATCTTCTAACTGAGGAGCTCTCGCAGGTACAGCAGATCTTTTTAATCGAATTGGAGTTGACATTTATTGTATTTAATACGTACCAAAATAGCATATAATGCCTTTGATTTATTTATTCAAGTCAAATTATTTCTTCTTGACCTATAAACATAAAGATTTGTTGATGGTTCAGGTTTCATCCAGGTTTTAATTTTTTCATAATTTTGAGCACTAAAAAACTCCTGAGAAGAATACCATTCTTCCCAAGGAGTATGACTTTTAGATTGATTACATGAGTGGCAACAACAAACTACATTTTTTGTAGTATCAAGTCCACCCTTTGACTGAGGAACAATATGATCAATAGTAAGATTTTCTGTAGAATTACAATATGCACATTTTTGATCCCATTGTTCCTTGATATGTTTTCTCCATATTCTTTTTGCTTCTCCAGAACTTGTAGTGTAAAGATTAAACAAGTAGTCCTTAGGTGAATGGAGAGGGACCATAAGAATTTGCAACTTGCTATTATTTATTTTTTGTTTGTAGAACAATAAGAAGACCTTTTAGAGTTATGTAGATGTAATGGAGTTCATCATAATAAGTTATGTCTTTATCTCTTTTAAAAAATTCTCTTATTTTTTTTATCATCTCAGTTTATAGTTTAATAGGTTTACCTTGACCCTCAGGAAGTTTTTCCTTATATGAATTAAGTTCTACTACTTTACCCGCAGGTAGACCAATTTGACCAGGAAGTTGTTTATCTGTTGTAGATGTTACATCAATTACTTGGTCTAGTAAAAATCTATGTCTACTATAAGTACGATTATTGGAATCAATATTAACCATCATAATCGCATCATTAATATCTCCACAGTGGCAAATTACTCTACCAGTACTATTTTCTGTTACGATCCAGTATTCGTTCATCATTTAAAATCTTTTCAGTATTATAAGTTATTTGTGGTTTTCTGTAAAGTTGTGGCCAAGCATCTCTAATGATTTCTGCCAACTTATATGGAGTCTCGGAACTAATCATAAAAAAAGGAGGGTCTCCCCTCCAAGTATATCATAGAGCATTACCCCTAGGCAAGATCTCTTCTGGAAACACAAAGTTCTCATGAGGTTGATCAACTGGTGCCAACCAGGCACGAAGTCCTTCATTTAGAAGAATATTTTTCGTATAAAAAGTTTCGAACTCTGGATCTTCTGCCGCACGAATCTCCTGACTTACGAAATCATAAGCACGGAGATTAAGAGCGAGACCAATAATGCCAATAGAAGAAGTCCAAAGCCCCATAACTGGTACGAAAAGCATAAAAAAGTGCAACCAACGCTTATTACTAAAAGCAATTCCAAAAATCTGCGACCAGAAACGATTAGCAGTGACCATAGAGTAGGTCTCTTCCTCTTGGGTTGGTTCAAATGCCTTGAACGTGTTTGCCTGTTGTCCATCTTCAAATAAGGTGTTCTCTACAGTTGCACCATGAATAGCACAGAGTAGTGCTCCACCTAGTATACCAGCAACTCCCATCATATGAAAGGGGTTGAGGGTCCAGTTGTGGAAACCCTGAAGAAACAAGAGGAATCGGAAGATTGCAGCGACTCCAAAGGAAGGAGCAAAAAACCAACTGGATTGCCCCAGAGGGTACATAAGGAATACTGAGACAAATACTGCAATAGGACCAGAGAATGCGATTGCATTATAAGGACGAATACCAACCAATCGAGCAATCTCAAACTGGCGAAGCATGAACCCAATTAGAGCGAAAGCCCCGTGTAGTGCCACAAAAGTCCAGAGTCCCCCAAGTTGGACCCAGCGGACAAAATCCCCTTGAGACTCAGGACCCCAGAGAAGCAGAAGAGAATGTCCCATAGCATCTGCTGGGGTGCTTAATGCCGCTGTGAGAAAATTACAACCTTCAAGATAAGAACTTGCTAAACCGTGCGTATACCAACTCGTAACGAAAGTTGTCCCAGTAATCCAACCACCAAGAGCAAGATAAGCAGTGGGAAAAAGAAGAAGTCCAGACCAGCCAACAAAAACGAAACGGTCTCTTTTAAGCCAGTCATCGAGAACATCAAACCATCCCCGTTGTGAAATAGGATTTGAAAGTGTAGAAGAAGTCATAACCTCCCATGTATTTCTCATATTTATCTTAACATTCCTTAACAAAAGAGTCAATGAGTATTAGTGCTCAACTCAAAAGTCCTTTAAGAAGATGCGTTGCTTCTGAAAATCTATCGACATAATGAATGAGTTTCATTTCTTCATTATTCAGAAATCCATTATCTAACATTTCATCTTCTAACCAAGTTTTAAACGTTCTCCACATTTTACCAACACAAATAATTGGTTTTTTATCAATATGATTCACTTGAACCAATTGATAAATCATTGCCATCTCAAGAAGTGTTCCAATACCTCCAGGAGTTACAATAAAGGCATCGCAGTCTGCAAAAGTTTTTAACCTTGAATAAAAAGTTTGATGTTGTTCATATTCTTGAACATATGGATTTACATTTTCCTCAAAGGGCAAATAAATCGCTTCTGCAACGGAACAAAGAGAATTTCCGATACAAGCACTCATTGCTCCTTTATTCGCTGCTTCCATAGTTCCTGGACCACCACCAGTAACTACTATCCATCCTTCTGCTGCGATATTTCTACCAAGTTTTTCTACTGCTTTATAGAGTCCTGAATCAGGACTCGTTCTTGCTGAACCAAAGATTGCTACTTTCTTCATGGTTTTTAATGTAAACCATTAGTAGTTATATCTTATCCCCAATACATCTGTCCTAGAGTGAATAAAAGGAATACAAGAATTGTGAATACCATCATACCTGCGCCTACCCAGATTACTGATTTAGACATAGGTTCATATTTGCGATTATGGGACATTATTTTTGTGTTTCTTGAGATATTTAATCATTTCTTCTAGAATGTTTATATTATCCCCTGCTTGTCCCAGCATCATATTACAATTCCTACAAAGCAACTGACGAACTTTACCAGTTTCATGGTCGTGGTCTACACAAAGTTTTTTCCACTTACCATCACCTTCACCTTTGCAAATAGCACAGGCACCATTTTGTTCTTCAAACATTTGCTGGTGTTCTTGAAGGGTTATACCATAATTTCTCTTCAAATCATTATTTTTTGTTCTTTCTGGATTTGCTTGATGCCTTGCTTTAACTCTCAATTTATCACACTCTTTACAAGCAGAGTGTCTTCGTCCCGTTTTTTTATTACGAACATAAAACTCAGTAGCAAGTTTTTCCTTACCGCAAGTCATACAAGTTCTATACAGGTCGGAGTATAATTTAGTCATTCGTGTTTTCTTTCGTGCTTAAATATATATAAAAAAAGGAACTCCGAAGAGTTCCCCTTTATTATATCACCCGATAGTTGGTGCAGTCAACGCAACAGGAGTGTTAGTTGCAGCAGCAAGATCAAGTGGGAAGTTGTGAGCATTCCTTGTGTTTTAACCTTTGTCGCCAAAGGGAGCGGACTATATCATCACTCATAAGAGTGTCGGACGCTAGTGGCGTATTACGGATGAAGCGT